GCGGTGGTCATGCCGGACCGGGCGCAAACAATTATCCTGGACCAGCCGCGGCTGGCGATGGTGGCGCTGGAGCAGTCAGAATAATGTGGGGCGGTGGCAGATCATATCCATCTACAAATGTAGATAATACATACAATACTGATACCGAAACAGTTTATTAAACTGCTATATACTAAATAAATAATTAATCTAAATGGAGATAGATGATGGCTAGAAGGGGCAGATCCCGCGGACTATTTATGGGGAAAGCTTTTGGTAAAAGAGGGCATTTTTCTAAAGTTGCTAAAACAAAAGATGAAAAAACGTCCGCGGCTGATGAGTCAGCTCTAAATGGGGTGACGTTAGTAAATGATTATGCCTCGCTACCTACTAGTGGTATTCAGAATGGTACTTTATATCGAACTTCTAATCAAAATAAAGTATGGTTATATGTAGATGGCGGTTGGTATCTCGCTGCAACTTTAACAAATACTGCTCCAGTTATTAGCGGTGTCAATGATGCTATTAGTATAAACTCAACTACCGCTACAACAATTATTACGGCTACAGCCGTTGATTCTGAATATATGCCTCTAACATGGTCGTATACTACTTCTGGGTTAGGAAGTATGGCTACTATTAGTCATACTGATGGAACTTTTACAATCGCTACTGGATCCGATCCTAGTAATGGAACATTTACTTTAAATATTATCGTAACTGATGGAAAATTTACTACTACTGCTTCTACATCTGTTACTATGGTAAATGCTGGACCGACACCTATCACTGGAATAAATTCTTCTTATACATTAAATAGTCAAGGGGGAGCCGACACGGTTCTTACTGCTATTTCAGCCGATCCCGACGGAGCATCACTGACATGGTCTTATACAATAACTTCAGGAAGTCTTAATGGCACAACAATTGCTCAAGCTGATAATGTATTTACTATTAATCCACACGATAGCCAGGATGCGACTTTTGTGTTAACAATAAGCGCATCTGATGGTCTTAATGCTGCGACTAAGGCTGTATCGTTCTCTTTAGCTCATATGCCTCAAGTAGACATTCTAGTAGTTGGCGGTGGCGGTGGCGGCAGCGCATATGGCGGCGCAGGCGGCGGTGCGGGGGAATATAAAACTTGGACTGGAACGCTAGTTGCAAATAGAGAATATATTGCAAGTACTGGCAGCGGCGGTGCGGATCCGAGTCACTGGCAATATCCCGCCGGTGCTGGCACACGTAGCCAGTTTTATTATGGAATTGACTGGCGAATTAGAGCCGGCGGCGGAGGCGGTGGCAGTACGACCTATAAAAGTGCAGACACCAGCACCGTATATTATGCTGGTGGAGGTTCAACAGGTGGAGGATCACGGAACGGTGGATCATCACCGAACAATAACACGGCCGTCACTGCTACAGACATTTATAATTCATCTACAGATGTTGGAACTGGATATCGCTGGCGGGGCGGCTATGGTTCAGGCGACTACGGCGGCGGCGGGGGTGGAGCAAGTACTTATGGAAGAAATGGCACATCCACCTACGGTTCGTCTGGGGCCAGGGGCGGCGATGGCAAAACATGGTTAGACGGAAATACTTACGCTGGTGGCGGCGGTGGCGGTCCAAAGAACAACGATGGTACGGTCGAGACGCCAGGCGGTGCTGGCGGCGGCGGTGCCGGCTCCGATTCTTACGCACACAATGGTGACCATGGAACTGGCGGCGGCGGTGGCGGTGCATATGAGAATTCTCACGATGTTTTTACAGATGATCACCAGCACGATTCCTATCAAGCTGGTACCTTTGGAGGAAATGGTATAATTATTGTAAGAGTACTATCAACAGACTGGCAACCGACTGTAACTGGTTCTTATTGGACAACAACTACTGCTGGAGCTTATACTCTTTATAAGTGCGTTCGTCTGGGTCCTTATAACGGCAGTGGTCGGGCTATCGGTAATAATGGCTGGCACGGCGCATATCATAACGCAACATCACTAGCATTTGAAGCCAACCGAGGAACAGTAACTGGTACATTAAAATGGGAAATATAGTATATTTTAATGGATAAAATGCGTTTATAAAGTAGTATAAATAGTAGAAAATACTATTGAGGTTTATTAATGACAATATCCATATATAATTCATATAACTTAGTTCCTGGTGTTAATAATTTTAATGTCAGTGATGAAATTATTGTGCGTGATTCTCTTGATGTTTATGAAGTTATAGAGTTAGACTTCGGTAATACCAAACAATCTTTAAATTTTGGTCCTAACCAATATGCTGATTACGGCACCGCGCTAGATAGTCTTGACGCGTTTGATTCATTTGCAATTTCTTTCTGGATAAGGCAGGACAACGGCGATAATTCTCCTATTTTCTCATTATACGATAGTGAACAATATACAATAGTAGATCTGTCTAATGAGTCTAATTCATTAACATTATTAGATATATCAGGTTCCGTTCGGGTGCCAATATCAACTGGTAGAGCCAGCTTATTTATGGGTGATTTTAATGATGGAATAAGAGCAGACAGCGCAGTTGACAGTATAAATTTTAATAGTCCATTTTCAATAGAATATCGATGGAGTAGAGGATCACCGGATGATGAAACTAATACAATGTTTAGTATTAGTAAAGGGCATGATGATCTTTTAACAGTTGATGGAACTGGAATCATAGTTAATAATGTAAAATTATCATTTGACGATCCAACTGCTGTTAGCCACTCTCACGTTGACATTCTTGCCTCGCGCAACAAAGCTTTAAACCCTGAACTTTTGTGGGATCATTATGCGCTAGGATATGATGGATTAGATTATAAATTTTTTAAATCTGGCACTGAAGTTTCTTATACTCGTGATGAAAAATATATGGCTAAAAAAGGAGATTTACAGTTTACAGATCTTCCCGATTTAAGAAATGATGCTGGTTTTCAAACTTGGGCATATTTTCCACAGGATGCTGCATCATATCATTTGTTTCATGCTGGTGATAGCATTAATAGAGTAGAATTTAAAACACAAGGTAATAATTTAATTTTAAAAGCAGGTGGCGATGTTGGGCCTTCATTAACTGTTGAAAAACCACCGGCTGGAAAACATAATATTGCATGGGATGTTAAAATTGATCCCGGGCAAGTTAGATTATGGATAAACGATAGTTATGCTGGTTCTTCTTCAATTGCCACACCACTTCCTGGAAAAAAGTGGGCCGGAGATGGTATTATTCCATTACTAAATTATACTAATACATATTCAGGTAATATAACACATTCAAGAACCATGGTCACTCCTGAATCACCACATACTGAATATATTGAAGGATCCGTAGCATCACCTTGGGCAACAACCAGTACCTTTGAAGATTGTAATGATGGAAAATTTAAATATCACACTGCTGCGCCGTCACTAAGTTTTTGGTCCGGACCTCGTCGCTGGTTACAGTATTACTATTATCATAGTGTAGATAGAGCATATAAAAATCATCGTCAAACATTACGAGAACCTCCAAATAATGGACAACCTTTTTCCATGCGGACTTTTCGAAATACTCGAGCAACAGCTGCATATTCGTATAGATCCAATAGAAACTATCAGCTACTGTATGGCCCCCCCGGGTCCGCTAAACATGTGGTGGGGCTGAAGCATTGGAGAAAGAATTATCCGTCTCGTAATCATGTAACATTATCAGATGTAACTATTAGTAAGGGCGGTTCACGTATATTTTATTTTGAACATGATTATAAAAAGCGTCCAATACCAGGTCCGAACAACAATTATCACTATAACTATTCTAATGATGTAGTTTTACATTTATCAGAAAAAGGATTTAGATCAAATACATCATTTTTTTACACAACGCCGGATCTAGGCGAATTTGGCCAATCAAACAACGGGCCCGCCTATGCCTTTCCAGATGATCCACATACTCAGCCGATAATGTCAGGAATTAATACTTCTGGTTTGCGGTCTTGGGCGCCGTACACCGGTGATTTAGTGCCTTCAGAAATTAATAACCACCAAATTAATAATTTTAGAGCGTATGAAGCTGATACGTCATGGGGTGGTTATGACAGATGTGATCAATGGTTTATTTCAGAACCTGATGAAAGGCTTTATTGTTTCCGGAATGGTAGATATCATCGATCATTTGATTTTCCGCCGAGTGGAACCCATTTTGAAGTATTATTTTTTAAAGGAAAATATAATTATTATCTAGGAGCTGTCCAAGGTAGCCCAGGTTATGGTCATTTTGCAAATATGGGCCTTGAAGGAGAAGAAGAATTTCTGCTTAATAGGTATACTTCTTATAATTTTAGTCCGGATTGTTGGGATTATGATCCTTCTAGATTATTCTCAACTGTACCTGCTTTAGACCGTCGGATTGTAGCCGGCGGTGGCGCGCCAGCTGGATACGGAAAACTAGGAAGTCTTCTTTGGCCTGAGGATTTAAAAGATTCATTATACACTTATCCAATAGCATTTGATGATTATAAAGATGCTAATCTTCACATTGGCGCCAAATTAAAAGATTTATCAAACCCCGATGAAACTGGTTTACAGTATGCTAATAAATTTATTTCAGAGACTGGTGGATCTATAGTAAATTACACTGGTGGTCAAGGTTCTGATATTAAAGATGCAATAAATGCTACAGCTGACGGTGATGCTTTAATATTACCAGCTGGCAATTATACAATGTCTTATAATAATGGACGTGACATACTCAATGGCAAAAATATTTTAATATGTGGTCCTACGAATAACATGAGAGACGTCAAACTAGAACTTACCAATTCTAGTTCATATTATATATTTTGGAATGATCATCGTCGATTTTACTCAAGAGCCGAAATAGCATATCTGTCTATAGAAGGCTGGACCTACGGATTAGTGAGGTTTGATAATTATAATAGTAGTGCCGGATACGGAAATTTTGGTAACCATAAAATAAAAAATGTTAAATTTACTAATAAAAGAGGAATTTTTTATTACAACGTTAATACATATCCAGGTAAAAAATTAATTATAGAAAATTGTATTTTTGACAAACCATTTACTGTACCAGCCAACTTGAATCAATATAATGTTTCTGTTAAAAATTGTATTTTTACAGGCTTATCTGGAAATGAAGGTTCGCCGGGATACACAGTAGATTATATTCCTACATTTACTGGAATTAATAAGACTGGTATTGACGTTGATTTTAAGAGCACATCAGATAGCAGCCAGTATTTAGATTTACCATATGATTTAATTAAAGATGTTAGTAAAGATTTTACATCATATGTTTATGACTTTAATATTCTAGATAGCAATAGATATGATAGCGCTTATGACGTATCAATATCTAACGCAGATTTAGATGATTCGCATACTAAGCTATCAATTAATCCGGTTATAACTAAGGGCAATATTTTTACTTATACATCGCGTGCTTCTGCTACATCAATCCGCCCGGCATTTATTGTTGATAATGAACTTTTAGAGGGTGACTCATTTCCCATTCCAAATGGTGCAGAATGGGAATATCAATCGATACAATATAACGGTACTTCACTAAAATTATACATTGATGGTGTATTAAATAAAGAAATAAATGCTGATTTAAATTTTAATGATATAAAAAATACTTCATTATTATTGGGAAGATTAAGTAATTATGAATTCACAGAAAATAGATTTGCTCCTGAATATAACACAAGTTTAAATTTAAGAGACTTTGTCGTGACTAGAGGGCAAACGTATTTAACTGACTTTACTCCACCAATAGATTCTTACGGCACAATTGGCGCTAATGATGTTTTGTTTACTGCAACTGGAGCTCCGTATCCAGATATGCCTGGAATAACTAATTATGATGTAAGTACCGTTGATATATCGCCTTTTGATCATCCTTTGTCAGGCAAATCTTTTCTAAAAATAACAAAATTAAATACATCTATGGGAAATATAACACTAGGAACAGAAACTACAAAACGAGGTCAAACAGTACAAGTTGTAGACTTTACGTCTACTTTAAATGATTCAGATTTTACCAGACCAAGTTATGAAATAAATTTAAGAAACATTGATGACAGAGGTGACAGTATTAGTTGGTCTTATGAAACAACTATGCCCAAAAGACTAATAGATATAAGAAGTGATTCTGCCAAAAATAGATTTTATATTGATCCTACTAATTCTGATGAGACTGATTTTTCACATAGTCTAGGTATTCGGTTTACTGGGAAAAATAAAATTTATCCAGACCGTGGTCCATGGTTATTTGGTCCGGATGACGCTCATATAAGCGATTCATATAGGCCAGATATGACATTAGTATATGATTATCATCCACCAATTGGTTTAAGCATTTCTGCAATGAGCGATCCACATATATCAAGATTCCAAACAACAAAAGATAGGCCTCTTACAATTGATTCTGCTAGATATACTGCAGATCCTTTCAATATATTAACTCCAGAAAAATTATGATGATCAAGGAAATTAAAAATGCCTATAGAAAATAAAATTTATTATGATTCGGAAAATTTTGTATTAACATTATACGAAGAAGGTCAATACAAATCAGTTGGAGCCTTTAATCCTGGCGCAAGTGGAGTCGAAGCAATTGATGGAATTTGGCAACCGATTTATGATTCGACATTTGATTTAGAACAAAGTCCATTTACGCCTATGGTTAATTTCCTTACGTCTGATTCAGACGGTAATACTATTACCTGGAATCCTGTTGCGCCAAAAGTAAAAACTCACGGATCACTTGGAATGCCAATTGTTTCTAGGGTCAGTGGATCTACTCCAAGTTTTACAATAGTTCCATCTGGGTTAAATTTTTCAACTGATTTAAATGAACTTAAAATGGAAACTGCCGAGAACTTTATAACGTTTAAAGGGACAGTTAATGTACCTGACGGTCGTGGATACACTATGCCTAGATTTTCAAATTTTATTGGGGTTGAAGGCGATAGTTTTAATGGCGCATTTGATTCATATTCAGGTGTATCATCGATGGATTTAACGATAAGATATAATCTTCGTGGATTAATGGTAGATGAAGTTAATCCACCAAAAGCTTTAGAGCTTTTATCACTTGGTCTTCCAAAGGTTAATAAGATATTTTCAACCTCTGGTACATCACCTTTTGATACATCATCCACAGGTCATACTTTAAATGCTGATGGCTCAAAGCTATTTGTTGTTGGTAACGCAAATAAATCTATAAAAAGATACTCGTTAACAAAGCCATTTGATTTTAAAACTATAGGTACAACACATGACCAAGAATATGTTATTCATAATCAATTAGGAGTATCAGCCGGTCATACAGTATCAAGTATAAATTTATCTGGAATAGATATTAATGATAGTGATAATACCATATATGTAAGTAATCCAAATCGCAGTACGATATATCAATATGAGCTTTCTACGCCTAATGATCTGACAACTCTAGAATATAAATCACCATATTTTGAGCATGATCAAATCGTAACTTCTGTTCAAGATCCTAGATTTAATATGCGAAAACATGGGGTAACTTCAACTGGATATGAAAATACATACGCAGGTAGGTGGCCACCTTGGCGGTATCCTCGGCCTTCTGGTTGGTTAAGTTCATACGGACCTCCAGTATGGGATGCTACATATTCTAATTTTTTTAGCCACGATGGAACTAAATTTTATATTCTTTATTATAATAAAATTGTAGAATATACACTTCAAATACCTTATGTTTTATATTCTGGAACAAGAACTGCTGATGCAGGTTTAGGTCATATATTTCAAAAGACAAGGAGTAATTGGCATTATTATGAAAGAAATCCTCTACCACTATATCGGCGGGCTGGCTATATAGAAACATTTACAAGATTTCATCCTACGTTCGGTTATGTGTGGTATTATCAGTATAGAGAATGTTATTATCACACAGGGTTTCCTCAGGGATTTAAATTTTCAAATGATGGAACAAAGTTGTGGGTAATTTATGGCAAATTTTACACTTATGGACGCATTTACCAATATAATTTACCTAATCCATATGATATTAGTGATATTTCTGACCAATCTTTCATTGATCACGAAATAGGAGACCAGACTAATAATGCGTTAAATGTTACTGATTCAAAAGTAAGAAGTGCTTGGGACATTGGAGTCAGTAACGATGGAACTAAATTTTATATTCTAGATAATTTTACTTTAAAGATATATCAATATACTTCAACTCAGAGTAATGACATAAATGGTTTACCAACAGATTCCGGAAGGTTAAAACTTTGGGCAAGTCTTTATGATGCATTCTTAGACTTTTCAGGCGTTGCTAATGCCAGTGAGTGTAAACATCTTGTGTTTAATAATACTGGAAGTAAATTGTATATCTCAAATAAACAGAATATCTATGAATATTCAATGACTACGAATTTTGATATATCAACAGCAACATTAACAAACACATTCTCAAATATTACAGTTAGTCAAAATAACATTGCAAGTGGATTTTCATTTAGTGCTGATAATACGCAGCTTTATTATACAGAAAACAAACTAGTTAAAAGAAAATTATTAAATGTTGCAAATGATAGCGCTGATATAAATGGAGCATACGACGATTCAGGTTTAACAGTACCATTTCTTGATGTTAGTTCGTATGGTTCGCCATCGGATGTTAGAATAGAAAATAAAGGTAAATCATTATATATTTCAGAAACAAGTGGTACAGACACAATACATAAATTTATTTTATCGGATTCTAATGAAATAGAATCAGCTGTACATAATGGAACTTTTAATCCTTCAGTATCGTCACTAACTGGATTTGCATTAAACGATAGCGATAATAAATTGTATACTATTAATAATAAAGGTCCAGCAAAGGGCACTATTACATCATTTGATATCAATGCGACTTTTGCTAGTTCAACAGCTACTGGTGAAATATATACTACAGTTGGTGACTGGGACTATGATGCACAAAGTATGTCATGGAATAACGATGGAACAGAGTTTTTTGTTCTTGGTAGATCCACAAATGGAGCATCAAAATATGGATTTGATGTGTTTAAAACTAAGCGTAAAAACAATATAAGTCCTATTTAAAAATATATAAATAGAATAAAGATTATTACAAATTCGGGGCATTAGCATGGCATCACCTACAACAAGACAGCAACTGGAAGAATATTGTTTACGTAAATTAGGCGCGCCGGTAATTGACATTAATGTTGCTGATGAGCAGCTAGATGACAGGATAGATGAAGCACTTGAAGTGTATCAAGAATATCACTCCGATGCTACTGTTAAAACATACTTTAAACATTTAGTTACTGAAACTGATGTTACAAATAAATATATTCCGGTATCAGATAATGTATTATATGTAACACATTTATTTCCTATTCGAGTTGGCTCTTCTACTGGCGCAGGAATGTTTGATATAAAATATCAGATGATGCTTAATGACATGGTAAATTTAAATAATTTTACTGGTGGTTTAAACTATTTTGTACAGATGAAACAATATCTTGATCTTATTAATATGACGCTAAATGGCACTCCCCAGGTATCTTATCAGCGTAGACAAAATAGATTACATATTTTTGGTGATTTTGATGATAAAGATATTGAAGCTGGAGACTACCTCGTGGCTGAGTGTTATGCAATAGTCGATCCGTCAACAACATCTGGAAGTAAATCTATTTTTAATGATATGTGGTTAAAAATGTATACTACAGCTTTGATTAAAAGGCAGTGGGGATCAAACCTTATGAAGTTTGAAGGAATGACTCTACCAGGTGGGGTGATGTTAAATGGTCGCCAAATATTTGATGATGCTAACATTGAAATTCAAGCCCTCGAAGAAAAACTTAGATTAGAATTTGAATTACCGATTGATTTTTATATAGGATAATTTATGGCAAAGAATTTATATTTTGCCGATAAATCGGTAAATGAACAAAACTTATATGAAGACATTATCATAGAATCCTTAAAGATTTATGGTCAAGATGTATATTATATGCCTAGAGAGATTGTCAATGAAGATAAGATCCTGGGTGAAGATGTGCCCTCTAGATTTTCAACATCTTATAAAATAGAGATGTATATTGAGAATCAGCAGGGATTTGATGGAGAGGGTGACCTTTTCTCAAAGTTTGGTGTTGAGATTAGAGACGCTGCTACATTTGTGGTATCGCGGCGAAGATGGAGACATATGATTGGTCAGAATAGTAATACTGTTACTGAAGAACGACCAAGAGAAGGTGATATAATTTACTTGCCACTTTCAAATTCTATGTTTGAAATTATGCATGTTGAGCATGAATTACCTTTTTATCAATTAAGCAATGTTCCTACATATTCGCTGCGATGTGAGTTATTTCGTTATTCAAGTGAAGACTTTGATACTGGAATTGCTACAATCGATGGTATTGAAGGGGATGCATATAATATTACACTTAATCTTGATTCTGGATTTGATTCAGGTGGTGAGGAGGGTGTTCTAGACTTCTTTGTCGGCGAAACAATATATCAACTTGACTCCAGTATTCTTTCAGTTGGCGGTAACTTTACAAAAGTCACCGGAGAAGTTGTTTCATATAATGCCGTCTCGTGCATGCTTGAGCTTACCCATATTGGCACTGATAGCGCTATAGCTTCTGGGCAGGGTAATTCATCGGGCCTCATTGGCTTCACACAAAATAAAATAATTGTAAATGATAGGGCGAATGATGCACTTCTCTTCCCGAATTATGCATTTTACGGTAGAGATATCGATTCAGATAAAGTTATTGATGCTAGAACAAGAAGAATTTTATCAATCGTAGCGGAATCTGATGGCTATATATCTGGTCAAAACGACGTATTTGACGCCAATGACTCAGGTGGTTTAACTGGTTTTGTGGACTTCTTAGACTTCTCTGAAGGTAATCCATTTGGCGATGCAGAGGACTTATAATGTTTCAATATTTTTATCACGAACGAATTAGAAAATCAGTAGCAACTTTTGGAACGCTTTTTAATAATATATACGTCCAGCGAAAAGGTAAAAACAATACTATTACTGATCAGGTTAAGGTGCCATTAGCATACGCCCCGCGCGAGAAATATCTTGAAAGAATTAGAGAAAATCCGTCACTAATAGACAACACTAAAGTGTCTCTTAAACTACCACGTTTATCCTTTGAAATTACTTCTTTGTCATATGACACTGAGCGAAGTTTACCGAGATCGAATAATTATAATAAAGCATACGGCACAAGCAATACGCAGGCTACTAAAATATATTCACCAGCACCTTATACAATATTCTTTCAATTAAATGTATATGCTAAGTTACAAGATGATGCGCTACAAATTGTCGAACAGATTCTTCCATATTTTAATCCGCATTATAATCTAACTCTAAAACCATTTGAATTACATCCAGATGTTAAAGAAGACGTTGCTATAACTCTTCAATCAGTATCATTCCAAGATGATTTTGAGGGAGCATTAGAACAAAGACGGACTATTATATACACATTAGATTTTGGAATGAAAGTTAATTTTCATGGTCCGTTTAGGACCGGTAATATTATTAATAAAGCAATTACTGATATTTATTTTGATAAAACAAATTATTTGTCAGGTGATTCAGACGGATTAGTAGTTAAATCTACAGTACAGCCGAATCCATTAAACGCCACGCCATTTAGCGATTTTGGATTCACAACAACCACCGACTATTATGAGGATTCAGCATAATGTTATCATTTAAACAATATAATTCAGAATCATTTGTTGGAGCAATGAAAGGCGCTTTAATGGGTCCGCATGGTCCTAATCATAATCCAAATAAGACAAAGAAAACACGTGAGATACTGCCTGATAGAGTTACAATATCACCTCAGGCAAAAGCAATGCGTGATATTGAACAAAGAGCTTCTACATCGAGTCCTTCAGGACCGGCTTCTTCGTTAAGCGGAACAAAAAGAGTTAGATAAATGAGTGATTGGAAAAAGTCAGACAATTTACCAGAAGATGATTTTGATTATTCTCGTAGAACTTATTACGATTTAATTGAAAAAGGTAATGCTGCACTCGAAGATATGATTGAAGTAGCTCGAGCTTTGGAACATCCCCGAGCTTTCGAAGTTGTATCTGGTATGATTAAAAATGTATCCGACGTAAATGATAGACTTATGGATCTGCATAAGAAAAAGAAAGAATTTGAAAAGAAGGATGTTCTTCAGGTGACAGCTCCTGAGGGAACTACAAATAATTTATTTGTAGGATCTACAGTAGATTTGCAAAGAATGTTACAAGATATGAATAAACCTGTTAAGGATGATAACGTAATTGATATTACAGATAGATTAGATGATGGAAAAGAATGATTCTTATTTAGGCAATCCGAGTGTTAAACGTGATGGTGTTGTTACTAATTGGACAAATAGTGAAGTTAAAGAATACGCTAAATGCATGCAAGATCCTGCATACTTTGCAAGAAAATATTGTAAAGTAATTCATCTTGATAGAGGTTTAGTTCCATTTGATCTATATCCTTATCAAGAAAAAATGTTTAATCAATTTAATACAAATAGATTTAATATTGTCTTGGCCTGCCGTCAATCTGGTAAATCTATTTCATCAGTGGCATATCTACTTTGGTTTGCGCTTTTTAATAGTGAAAAAGTTATTGCTGTTATGGCAAACAAGGGTGCGACCGCCCGGGAGATGCTTGGAAGAGTAACTTTAATGCTTGAGAACTTACCATTCTTTTTACAGCCTGGATGCAAAGCTCTTAATAAAGGATCTATTGAATTTAGTAATAATTCAAGGATTGTTGCTGCTGCGACATCGGGATCATCTATTCGCGGTATGTCTGTTAACCTACTCTATCTCGATGAGTTTGCATTTGTTGAAAGAGCAGCTGAGTTTTATACATCAACTTATCCAGTTGTGTCATCTGGTAAAGATACAAAAGTTATTATTACATCTACAGCAAACGGTTTAGGTAATGTTTTTCACAAAATCTGGGAAGGTGCAACGCAAAAAACAAACGAATTTATTCCATTTAGAGTCGACTGGTGGGATGTTCCAGGAAGGGACGAAGAGTGGAAAAAAGCTACAGTAGCTAATACTTCGCCTGTACAATTTGATCAAGAGTTTGGAAACACATTTTTTGGTACAGGAGATACTCTTATTAATGCTAATACACTCCTTGAATTAAGAAGGCATGATCCATTAGAAATTACAAAGGATGGTGTAAAAGTTTATAACCAACCAATCAAAGATCACAATTATGTAATGTTAGTTGATGTTGCTAAAGGAAGAGGACAGGACTATAGTACTTTTAGTGTAATCGATATTAGCGCGGAGCCGTTTAAGCAGGTTGCTGTATATCGCAATAATCTTATCTCTCCCCTCCTCTTCCCTAATATTATATATAAGTATGCGAATTCCTACAATCAGGCGATGGTTGTAATAGAATCAAACGATGCTGGAATGGTTGTATGTAATGGTTTATATCATGATTTAGAATATGAAAATATGTTTGTTGAGTCAGTCATTAAAGCAGATGCGCTTGGTATTCTTATGACTCGTAAAGTAAAACGAATTGGATGTTCTTCATTTAAAGATTTATTAGAAAATAATAAACTTGAAATTGTAGATGAAGATACAATAATAGAAATTTCTACATTTACTGCGAGAGGCTCATCATATGAAGCTTCAGATGGGAATCATGATGATATTGTTATGAATTTAATTATGTTTGGATATTTTGCTGGAACATCTGCGTTTAGTGAGATGACTGATATTAGTATACGTGATTTAATGTTTCAACAAAGAATGCAAGAAATTGAAAACGACATATTAGATTGGGGTTTTGTAGATGATGGTTTAGATAATATTGCTCCAGCAACTGCAGATCAACCATGGTCAACAAATTTAGACGCAAATGATGTGCCATGGGTTGTTCAAGAATGGTAATAATTTTTTAAAAATCAAATGTATATAAATATAACTAATTGAACATAACCGTATTATGAAACTTATAATTTCTATTAGATTGGAAAAGGAAACGACATGGCAATATATGCACCATCAGAGTCTCCGGCAGTAGTTACAAGAGAAATTGACTTAACCAACGGCGTACCAAATGTACCTACTTCTACAGGCGCAATTGTTGGCGATTTTCGTTGGGGTCCGTGTAACGAACCGATTCTCATTAACAATGAAGGAACACTAGTAGCCACATTTGGAACACCAAATGACGCCACTACTGTAGACTTTCACAGCGCATCATACTATCTTAGGTATTCTAATGACCTTTATGTCATTAGAGGGATGGATTCGAATACCGGTGTCAACGCTTTTCAAAGCGGCGGCACAAGAGGTGATATTACAGTCGAAAACGATGCTGAATTCGATCAAATGTTTGGCACGCTAACAGATAGTGGACACACATTTATAGCAAGATATCCAGGAGATCTTGGAAATTCATTAAGAATAGAAATCTGTGGGTCAAACCATGCAGATGCAACAAATGCAGCATATCATACAGATTATAATGCTTGGGCATATAAAGATAACTATGATACTGGCCCTGGTACATCAGCACATACTGCGGCTATTGGCGGTAAAAACGATGAAGTTCATGTTGCTATTGTAGATACTACTGGCGATCTTTCCGGAACAGCCGGTTCAGTAATAGAAACATATCCGTATGTTTCACAAGCTAAAGGTGCACAAAATGCTGACGGAACTAATAACTTTATAACTGATGTTATTAATAGTAGATCTCAGTATGTCAAATTAGTTACTATGCCAGCCGGTATGGGAACTGGAGCTGGTTCAGCTGCAACAACAACGTCAGATATGAAACTAGCTGCGCAATTAGATGTAGTATTAACTACTGGTGAGAACGGTGACCCGTTAGGAGTTGGCGATTGGATGAATGGGTATAATACAGTTGAAGACGTTAATGAATACTTAATTGATTTTATTATAGCTCCCAGCTTAAACGGATCAACTGATCACACAACATTAGTTAACCATTTAACGACTATTGCAGCATCAACGAGAAAAGATTGTATGGTTTTTGCTTCACCGAATAGATCTGCTGTTGTTAATAATAGAGCACGAGCTAATGCAGATATTCTCACTGGAGTTGCTGGCTTTACGCGAAGCTCATATTTAGCAGTAGATAATAACTTCTTGAAGGTATATGACAAATATAACGATAAGTATATTCATATTCCTGCCGCATCATCAACAGCTGGTCTATGTGCAGCTACTGATAATAATTTTGCTCCTTGGGTATCACCTGCTGGTACACGAAGAGGTCAGTATTTTGGTGTGACAGCACTAGCTTATTCTCCGAATAAATCACAAAGAGATCAACTTTATAGAGCTGGCATAAACCCAGTCACTAATATGCCAGGTCAAGGTATATTGTTGTTTGGTGATAAAACACACTTATCAAGACCATCAGCATTTGATAGAATCAATGTTCGTAGACTCTTCTTGGTTATCGAAAGAGCCATTGCAGAAGCTGCTAAAAATATTCTATTCGAATTTAATGATGAATTTACAAGAGCTGAGTTTGTAAATATTATTGAACCACTTTTGAGAGATATAAAGGGTCGAAGAGGTATTACTGATTTCAGGCTAGTAGCCGATGAAACTAATAATCCAGCTTCGATTATTGATACAAATCAATTTGTAGCAAGTCTCTTTATTAAACCAGCACGGTCCATTAACTTCATCACTCTTAACTTCGTTGCAGTTCGCACGGGTGTTTCGTTTGAAGAAGTTGTTGGTCAGGCTACATAAGGGGATAGGAGAATAAAATGGCAATTTTAGGTGTAGACCAATTTAAAGCTAAATTAGCAGGTGGAGGCGCACGCCCGAATCTGTTTAAAATTACTTTAGCATATCCGATCATTATGACAGGTGATGTTGAACTAACATCATTTATGTGTAATGCTGGACAATTACCCGGATCGAATGTAAGTTCTATTCCCGTACCATATAGAGGAAGAGTCCTTCATATGGCAGGAGATAGAACATTTGATCCATGGTCAGTAAATGTAATCAATGATACTAACTTTGAAGTAAGACGTAGTATGGAAATCTGGATGAATGCTATGAACGCGCATTCAGCAAATACTGGTGTTACTTCTCCATTAGATTATCAAGCTGACTTAACTGTAGAACAACTAGATAAAAATGAATCAGTGCTTTATGCATACAAATTTAGAGGTTGTTTTCCAACAAATGTTTCACCGATCGCGCTGGCATATTCTAGCAACGATACAATCGAAGAATTCTCGGTTGATTTCCAGGTACAATACTGGGAAAGCTACTCAGGTGGTGAAGCAACTGGTGTTAAAGTTACTACTTAATTGAGTAATAAATAGTACTAATTGAAGAGGTGTAGGGGGAAGCACTTTCCCCCTCGCCAACATATTTAAAGGATTAATTATGGCAGATGATAATTCACTTAAGCTTTTTGGTTTTGAGATAAAAAGAGCTGGATCAAAAAATAAAGAAGAAAAGCTGAAATCAGTCGTTACTGCAAAGGACGATGATGGTGCAGGTTATGTAACTGCATCAGGTGCCGGTCATTTTGGTCAATATGTTGATATTGATGGAAGTGGTGCAAAAGATAATTACCAATTAGTAATGAAATATCGTGGAGTAGCTATGCATCCAGAATGTGACGCTGCTATTGAAGACATCGTAAATGAATCAATTGTTATAGATGAAGAATCTCCTGGAGTCTCACTAGTTCTAGATGAAATTGAGGCTAGTGAAAATATTAAAGAACAGATTACAGAAGAATTTGCTAATATTTTAAGAATGTTAAATTTTGCAGAAGATGGTCATGATATCTTTAGAAGATGGTATATTGATGGTAAAATTTACCACCATTTAGTTGTAGATCCAAGTAATGAAAAAATGGGTATTCAAGATATTCGATTTATTGATGCTCCAAAAATGCGTAAAGTAAAAGAAATTAAAAAGAAAAAAGATTCAGCAACAAATGCTGATATAATTGAAAATGTAAAAGAATATTACGTGTATCAAGAAACGCCTGGTAAGGGCGGTGTCGGAGCAATACATACTTCACAAAACAGACAGGCTGTAAAATTTACTCAAGATTCTATCAGTTATGTGACTTCTGGTTTGTTAGATGAAGCAAGAAAAAAAGTTCTTTCGCATTTACAGAAGGCTATTAAGCCAGTTAACCAATTAAGAATGATGGAAGACTCGCTTGTCATTTATAGACTAGCTCGAGCTCCTGAAAGAAGAATTTTTTATATCGATGTTGGTAACCTTCCGAAAGGCAAAGCTGAAGAGTACATGAAAAATATCATGGCTAAATATCGCAATAAATTAGTATACGATGCTAATACAGGTGACTTACGAGATGATCGTAAACATATGTCAATGCTCGAAGATTTCTGGTTACCACGCCGAGAAGGTAATAGAAGTACTGAGATTTCAAGTCTTCCAGGTGGTGACAACCTAGGACAGATTGATGACATCATTTACTTTCAAAAACGTTTGTATAAATCTTTAAATGTTCCATTACAAAGATTAGATCAAGAAAATAATGGTTTTAGTATTGGAAGATCAACTGAAATTAGCAGAGATGAAGTTAAATTTCAAAAGTTTATTGATAGACTTCGTAATAGATTCTCACATTTATTTCTTAAAATTTTACAAAAACAGCTAGTGCTTAAAAAAGTTATAACCGAAGCTGATTGGTCAAAGTGGGAAAAAGACATTCGAGTTGATTATAATAGAGATAATCACTTTGTCGAATTAAAAGAGTCAGAAATTTTAAAAGAAAGAGTACAAACATTAGATATGGTTAGTCAATATGTAGGAGAGTATTTTACAAAAGACTGGGTTATGAAGAATGTTTTAAAATTATCTGAAGAAGATATAAAAGATTTAGAAGATAAAGTCGATGATGAAAATGCTGAAAAAGAACGCGAAATGGAAGATGAACAACCAGATCAGCAAGAGCCTCTACAACCTGAGGCACCAGAAAAAGCCGCAGAACCGCCTCAAGGGCAGAAAAATAATTAAATTTTAAAATAATTAATTGTATAAATATAACTAAATAAGTGGAGAATACAATGGAAGACGAGATTGAAAATGATTATGAAATTGAAACTACCGAAGAAGAAGATATAACTGTTGATGAACCTGTACAACAAGAGCAGGAAGTTAATCCATTGATGGATATGGTCAATGCAATTGGTGATGGTGATTTTTCTAAGGCTGGTGATTTGTTTGGTGCAGAATTAAATAATAGATTAAGTGATACTATTGAACAAGAAAGAATTAGTGTTGCAAGTAATATATATGCTGGTAAAGAAGAATAGGAAGTAGATGCTTAAGTTTAAAGAATTAAAAGCTAATTTACAAGAGGCTTCTAATATAGTTAAGAAGTTGAAGATAGACCGTAAAAATGTGGTTATTCAAAAACTTGCACATAATAAATTTAAGACTTTAATTGACGGTGACGAACTCGATACATATCCAAATGAAAAAGAAGCTATGGCAATGGCTAAAGAATTCATTAAGCAGTATAAGGGTAGATAACGTGGCTTGGGTAACAATGACAAATAACACTGGTTATCAATATAATAATGCGCCAGCAGATCCTGGTACAACTACTTTTAATAAGCGTTCGCGTAGAATATTATGGTTAAAGCAAACAGGTGGTGTTCGTACAGAAGAAAATGGGCATAAAGTTTATACTAATGTGCGTAAAGTCACTAGTCCAGCCAACAATATTGATATTGGTGAAATGAGTAAAACTTGGTGGGATGGAAGAGCATAAAAATGATTAAAGATAAAGGCCAGTAAAATGAAATTAATTGCAGAATACCAAGATCAAGAAATATCTTATATGACAGAAGCTACCGAAAACGGTGGAAAAAATCATGTAATTGAAGGTATTTTCGCACAAGCTGAAAGCAAAAACCGGAATGGCAGGATTTATCCAAAAGCTATTATGGAAAAAGCAATCGCTAAGTATAACAAAGAACAAGTAATTCCTAAGAGAGCAGTCGGTGAATTGAACCATCCAGATGGTCCCACTGTAAACTTAGACAAAGTATCCCATCGCATTACCGAACTAAATTGGTCCGGTAATAACGTGATGGGTAAGGCACTTATATTAGACACTCCAATGGGGCAGATCGTTAAAGGTTTACTCGATGGTGGCGTTCAACTAGGTGTATCAACTCGTGGTATGGGAAGTCTAGAGAATCGTAATGGAACCAACTATGTAAAAGAAGATTTTATGTTAGCAACGGTTGACATTGTTCAAGATCCATCCGCCCCAGAAGCTTTCGTTAATGGCATTATGGAGGGGGTCGACTGGATATGGAACAATGGTGTGATAGAAGCTCGAGACATTGAAAAGATTGAGACTGAAATTAAGAAAGCTCCGCGATCGGGATTGTATGAAGTGCAAACTCGTGAGTTTAAGAATTTCCTCTCGTTGCTTAAATAATAGAGGAGTCAAAACATGACTGATCAAAATTACGAACAGGATGTCGACCTCGATGAAGCAACGGAAGTTGTGGACGAGGCTAAGGCACCAACTACAAAAGGTAAGGCACCAGATCCTAATCATACCGAAGACGATGGTATGACAAAGACTGATCCTAAAGCCCAAGCTAAAAAAGGCGCAGCCGGAACAAGTAAAGCCAAAAATGGTGATACTTCCGGTCAAGAACCAATGCAAAAGCTAAATGCTGGATATGGCATGATGAATGCAATGAAAATGGAAAATATGACTAAGTTGGCTACTTTGCCTGCTGATGTTATTAATACATTGTATCAAGAAGCATTTGGCACTGACTTGGATCTAGATGAGTCCGATGAAGAATTAGTAGAGTATAACTTTGATGACGATCTGGAAGCTTTGGTTGAATCCGAAGCAACTCTTTCAGACGACTTTAAAGGTAAAGCTTCTACAATTTTTGAAGCTGCTGTTAATTCCAAACTTATGGAAAAAGCTGCAGATATGGAACTTGTCACTGCAACCCTTATTGCTGAAAAAGTCGAAGAGCTGGAAGAGCAATATAACTCTGAAATCTCTGAAGCTGTTGTCGAAGCACGTGAAGAGCTTGTCGAAAAAGTCGACGGTTATCTAAACTACGTTGTTGAAACATGGATGGAAGAAAATAGACTGGCTGTTGAAACTGGTCTTAGAACTGAAATCGCTGAAACATTCATGGGAAGTCTGAAAGACTTGTTCACTGAATCTTACATCGAAGTTCCAGAATCCAAAGTTGATCTTGTTGATGATCTTGCCGAGCAGGTAATTGCTCTGGAAGAAAAACTCAATGAGGAAACATCTACCATCATCGAAATGAGATCTGAAATGCAGAATCTTGAGCGTCATGCAATTATTGCAGAAGCTTCAAGAGATCTTGCTGGAACTCAAGCCGACAAACTAACTAAACTTGCAGAATCAATTGATTTTGAATCAGCCGATGCATTTTCTGCTAAAGTAGATACTCTTGTAGAATCTTACTTTTCAGAACAACCTCAAGTAGAAGTTGAAGCTTCTACACCTCGCCAATCAATCACCGAAGCTAATGAGCTCGATGATGGTGAAGAAGTTGTAACAAGCGCACGGATGGATCAATATCTAACTGCAATCAGATCAAATAACTAAGGAGACAAAAAGATGTCTAATACATACAAATCGCTTACTGAAAAGTGGGCACCGGTTTTGAATGAAGAATCAGCCGGAAATATCGGTGATAGCTACAGACGTTCTGTAACTGCTGTTGTTCTCGAAAACCAAGAAAAAGCTTTACAAGAAGCTCGTTCTGCTCAGCAAGGTTACTTGACAGAGGATGCGCCTGGTGGTGCAAATACTGGTTCGATCGACAAATGGGATCCAATCCTTATCTCGCTCGTACGTCGTGCAATGCCTAACATGATGGCATATGACGTCTGTGGTGTTCAGCCAATGACTGGTCCAACTGGCCTGATCTTTGCAATGAAATCACGTTTCAATGGCGGTTCAATTTCTAATGACGAAGCACTGTTTAACGAAGCAAATACCAAGTTCTCTGGTGATTCATCTGGCACAGCTATGGATGCTGATGGTTCTGGTCTTGGAACTACTGATGGTACTGCTGGTACTGCAACTACCCTAGACGATGAGCGTGCATCTGCTCAACCAAGAGGCGGTATGGATACTGCAAATGGTGAAGGTCTTGGAACCACTGGTACTTCTCCAAACTCTGCTTTCAATGAAATGGGTTTCACCATTGAGAAAGCAACTGTATCGGCCAAAACACGTGCATTGAAAGCAGAATATTCGCTTGAACTCGCACAGGATCTGAAAGCAATCCACGGTCTGGACGCTGAAAGTGAATTGGCTAACATTCTTTCGACTGAAATCCTCGCAGAAATCAATCGTGAAGTTATCCGTACTATCAACAGCCAAGCTAAAACTGGTGCTGCTACTTCTCAGACAGCTGTCAATGGTATCTTCTCATTGAAAGATGATGCAGATGGTCGTTGGAGTGTTGAAAAGTTCAAAGGTCTGATGGTTCAAATCGAACGTGAAGCCAACACAATTGCAAAAGAAACTCGTAGAGGTCGTGGTAACTTCATCATTACTTCTTCTGATGTTGCTTCCTGCTTGTCTGCTACTGGAATGTTGGACTATGCTCCAGCTCTGAAAGATAGCCTGACAGTCGACGATACTGGTAATACTTTTGCCGGTGTTCTTAACGGTCGTACCAAAGTATACATCGATCCATATGCAACAGTGGATTATGTAAACGTTGGCTATAAAGGTACCAATGCTTATGATGCAGGTATCTTCTATTGCCCATACGTACCGCTGACCATGGTCCGCGCCGTAGGCGAGAATGACTTCCAGCCACGTATCGGGTTCAAAACTCGTTATGGCATGGTGTCAAACCCATTTGTTGGAGCCGCTCCATCAAACGGTCTTGCTAATGTAAAAACTAACCAGTACTACAGAATCTTCCGCGTCGATCACATTCTTGACGCTGCATAAGATTAATCTTATATAAAAAGAGGGATTAACCCTCCAACTAAGCCCCACTTCGGTGGGGCTTTTTTTATGCTTTTTTTTGTCTTAAACCGCATTTAACTGTGTACATTGCCTTAGAACTGTGGTATAAAGGTATTAACAAAGGAGACTACCAAATGAAGCAGATCATCTCAAACCTAGAAAATGTTTTTACCGATCTTGATAAAAAATTCATTGACGGCCAAATCGAATGGGCCTTAGGACGGAAAGTAGCTCTTAAAGAATGGCGGTTGAATAACATCCTTGGTTATCACTATGGCGCAACAGTAAATGAAGGTTACAAAAATTGGGGCAAAGACGATTGGGGTTTCTACGAAGAAATGTTTCGGATTTGCGGTGGTAAAGGTCACTATAACACACTCATTCAAAATAATGATGCAGGAATTGCTCAGATATTTGAAAAGAACTGCAAAAGAACAATTGAAGCAAGAAATGCTAAAGTAGCTAAAAAGCTGGAAACATTCGGTGTCACAGAAGTTAAAGACTCAAATATTTCTAAAACCTCAGATGGTTTTCACGGAGTATTTAATGTGGAAACAGACAAGGGAGACAAGCGGATTGAAATCGATACAATCTTAGCTGGTGGATATAACATCCAATGTCTCCACCTTCGTACTCTAGTAAAAATGAAGAAATGAAAAGGATATAATTATGTGGGAAGTTAGAGGACAATTTAATAAGCCACAATCTGAAGGTAACGATTCGCAGTTGGAATGGAGTGCAATACACTGCGAATCTCGTGAAGAGGCTGAGGATTGGTGGGAATGCAGATCTAAGGCAACTTTCGGTAATGGTGGAACGACTAGTGTTAGCACCATGTTTGATCCTGATGGTAAAGTTGTTAAAGTTATGTTCAAACAGTAGAACGTAAACGATATTATTGTATAATTGAGGGTCCTTTCTAGGGCCCTTTTTTTCGTATAAATACCAGTAACAAGGAGTTTAACATGGCAAAATTAACATCTAATATAAATTTTCTACAAAGTAATCAATTTAAAATTATTATTGATAGAAAGCAGTATGCAAATATAGAGTTCTTTGCTCAGTCTATTTCACATCCAGGTGTAGTATTTACTTCTCCTGCAATGGCATATAAACGAATTGCATCGGTGGGATTACCGGGTGATACATTAACGCTTGATGAACTTCAAATGGAAATCATAGTAGATGAGGAAATGAAATCTTACACTGAAATGTATAATTGGATTAAACTTTTAACCGAGGATCGAAGCAACTTATCGTCTGATGTAGTCCCAATACCGCTCGTTAGTCATGAGGCAGATATACGTTTAATGATATTAAATAGTAGCAATCAGGTGGTGAAAACTATTCAATATATAGATTGTGTTCCAACTGGAATAGGAAATATAGCATTTGCATCTACATCCGGAGAACCTAGTATGGTTACTTTTAATGCATCATTTAGAACGGAATATTTTAATATAAAATAGAATATATATACAACTATATTATGGAGAATTGATTTGTTAACACTTGAAAATATACTTGAAGAATGGCAAGAAGACTGTCAAATAGATGAAAATAATTTAGATATAAGCTCGATCGAAATTGCAAAACTTCATGCAAAATATCTTGAGATGCTGTCTATTACAAAACTCAAGCTGAAAAAAACTGAGTTAAATCAAAAAATATTGTTAAAAGAAAAATGGCTTTACTATAATGGTAAGCTGACAGAAGATGAACTCATTGAAAAGGGATGGGAATTTGATCCATTCCGTGGAATGAAAATTATGAAAGGGGATATGAATCGCTATTATGATTCGGATATAGATATACAGCAGAGTGAAGAAAAGGTAATTTATTTTAAAACGACTGTAGAGACCTTAACTGAAATAGTAGATACATTACGTTGGAAGCACCAGACAATTAGTAATATTATAAAATGGAAGATGTTTCAAGCCGGTGGATAGAATTTTATTACAAAAGAAAAACGAAGCGATGTTACTTGTTGGCTGCGATAACGGAATTGCTATGGAGCTAAGTGAATTCTTTTCATTTTTTGTTCCAGGATACAAATATATGCCACTATTTCGTAATAAAGTATGGGATGGTAAAGTACGATTATTTAATCCTGCTAGCTATGAGTTGCCAGTCGGTTTGTTGTCTTATGTAAAAGAATTTGCTGAGAAGCGTGGATATACAGTTGAGTATGAAGATGGACCGTTTGGACCGCCTGAATCATTTAACAAAATTGATGCTAAAGACATTATGAGTTTTATAAAGTCTCTTAATATTCATAGTAAAGGTAAGGCTATTGAAGTAAGAGATTATCAGTTTAATGCTATTTGTGAAAGCATTAGGAAAAAACGAGCAATTTTGCTATCACCAACTGGATCTGGAAAATCATTAATAATTTATGTTTTAATGAGATGGTATATGGCAAATCATGATGATAAAGTTTTAGTTATTGTTCCTACAACATCTTTAGTACAACAGATGATGTCAGACTTTGGTGATTATTCATCTAATGATAGTGGATTTTCTGAAGAAGATTGTCATGCTATCTTTTCTGGTCAAGCTAAAATGAATATATCTGAAAACGTTTTTATTAGTACGTGGCAGTCAATTTACAAACTACCTATAACATGGTTTAGCCAATTTGGTGTTATATTTGGTGATGAAGTTCATGGATTTAAATCTAAATCTTTATCTAATATTATGAATAAGGCTAAAACAACAGTGTATCGCTTTGGTACAACTGGAACACTTGATGGAACTCAAACACATAAATTAGTACTCGAAGGATTGTTTGGAAAGGTAATGAAGGTTACCACAACTAAAGCATTACAGGATAAAAAGACCCTGGCTGCTCTTGATATCTTCATTTTAAGACTAGAACATGGAGAAGACGTCAGGCAATTAATAAGCGGATCTACATATCAACAAGAAATAAATTTTATAATCGGAAATGAGAAACGTAATCATTTTATAAGAAATCTTGCTCTCGACCAAAAAGGCAATTCATTAGTTTTGTTCCAGTTTGTAGAAAAACACGGTAAGATTTTATATGAATTAATACAGTCTAAGGCTGATATAAATAGAAAAGTATTCTTTGTTAGTGGTGCTACTGAAGCCACTGACAGAGAGGCTATAAGGAAAATAACAGAAAAACAAAAAGACGCGATTATCGTGGCCAGTCTGGGGACTTTTAGTACAGGAATTAATATACGCAATCTTCATAATATTGTTTTTGCTAGCCCCTCAAAGTCACAGATTAAAGTACTTCAAAGCATCGGACGAGGACTCAGAAAAAGCGACAACGGAGTAACTACTAAACTATATGACATATCTGACGACATACAATACAAATCTAAGAAAAACTATACACTTCTTCATTCAGAAGAAAGAATAAAGATTTACAAGAGAGAGCAGTTCAATTTCAAGTTATACAAAATAAAGGTTTAGGTCAATGATTACAGACAATGTCAAACAGATCAAGATGGTAAATGGTGATGAAATTATATGCGAAATATTAGAAGAACTCGAAGACGATTTAATTGTGAGATATTGTCTATTAATTGATAAGTTTAGAACTAAGAATACTGAAGAAGAATATACTACTACTTTATATGTGCTTAAGCCTTGGATGACATATGTTGAACAAAATGATGAGGTAATTACTGTTAATGCTTATCATTGTATGGCTTTAGCTACTCCACATTCAGAGTTAATGAAGCAGTACGAAGTGGCTCTTTCTCGGATAATTGAGATGTCGCGTGAAGAAGAAAATGAAAAAGAAGACAAAAATAATGTCTTAGAGTTTGAAGCAGATAGTGGAGTTGAAAATGTTGTGACTTTATCATTTAATAACACACCGAAGAATAAGCTTCACTGAGCTGGATACTACCCCCTGTTTAAAGAATACTCTTTATTATACCATGATTTGCATGGTATGTACACCGTTTATTTTTAAAATATTAAAGATAATATCTGTGTACAAATAACTAAAAATATAGTATAATTGTCAATATAAAGTGGAGACATGAGATATGGCCAAAAGTAAATCTAAAAATGTTCATTATGTAAACAATGCTGAATTTTCATTATCAGTTGTTGAATACGTCCGAACAGTTGCTGAAGCAAAAAATAATAATAACACATTACCAATTGTTCCAGATGATATTGCTATTTCATTTCTAAAAATAGCTGAAAATCTTTCACATAAATCAAATTTTATACGATATACATATCGTGAAGAAATGGTAATGGATGCAGTAGAAAATTGTCTAAAAGCAGTAGAAAATTATAATATTGATGCCAAAACTCGTTCAGGCAAACCAAACGCTTTTGCATATTTTACTCAAATTATTTGGTTTGCTTTTCTCCGAAGAATCACAAAGGAAAAGAAACAACAAGAAATTAAAGAAAAATATATGCTTCAGTCTGGTGTGGAAGCATTTATTACGTCTTCTGGAAGCGAGGAGGCCACTCAAGTAGCTACTCACTTTGTTGATACTTTAAAAGATAGAATCAATAAAGTTAAAGAGTACGATACAGAACTTAAAACTTATGCTAAGGCTAATAAGACACCAAAGAAAAGAGCCAGAAATGTTGATTCAGATTTACAAGATTTCTTAAAATGAGTCAGATTCAAGCAAGAATCAAACTTCATATGGATGCCATTCAAGACATTATGGAGTCTCCTGGACAGGATCATTTAATAGAAGGCAAAACTGATCTATTAAATCAAATGGCTAAAGTTAGTTTATTTGCTGCACATATGAACGATGAAGACAAAGATTACTATCAAGCAGTACAATATACTCTTGAAGAAAAATCAGATTGGAATGTTAAAAAATGAAAATAGCAGTCTTGAATGATACTCATTGTGGTATTAGAAATAGCTCGGACATCTTTTTAAATAATGCAAATACCTTCTATGATAAAATATTCTTTCCATATTGTGAAGAACATAATATTAAACAAATAGTTCACCTTGGTGACTACTATGATCATCGTAAGTTTGTTAACTTTAAAGCTCTTAATTCAAATAGAAAACATTTTCTTAATCGATTAAGAGATCTGGGTATTGCTATGGACATTATGCCAGGTAATCACGATACATATTATAAAAATACAAACGATCTGAATTCTCTTAAAGAACTACTTGGTCACTTTATGAACGAAATTCATATTGTAATGAAGCCAACTGTAATGGAATACGGATCATTAAAACTAGCAATGTTGCCTTGGATCACTCAAGAAAATCATGATGAATCAATAAATTTTGTAAAAAATTGTAAGGCCGATTGGCTTGGTGGTCACTTAGAACTATCAGGTTTTAATTTAATGGCTGGTGTGATCAATCAACACGGTATGGACCACACACTTTTTAATCGTTTTGAAAAGGTTCTATCAGGTCATTTTCACACGAAGTCTCAGAGAGACAACGTGATGTATCTTGGTTCACAAATGGAATTCTTTTGGAATGATGCACATGACAACAAATACTTTCACGTCATTGATACTGACACACGTGAAATAGAAGCTATTAGAAACCCACATACATTGTACGAGCGTATTATATACGATGATAGTGACTATAACTATTTGGATATGAATCTTGATCATTTAGATCATAAGTTTGTCAAAATAGTCGTAAAAAATAAAAAAGATCTGTTTACATTTGATCGATTTGTTGATAGAATACAGAATAGGAAGATACATGAGCTAAAAATCGCTGAGAACTTTGACGAGTTTATTGGTGAAAACGTAGAAGACGAAAGCATTTCACTTGAAGATACTTCTACATTATTAGATAGCTATGTTGAATCTGTTGACACTGAACTAGATAAAGATCGGATAAAGGTTGATATGAGAAAACTTTTGACTGAAGCACAGGCACTTGAAATAGTATGATTATATTTAAAAACTTACGTTGGAAAAATTTCTTATCTACTGGTGATAAGTGGACTGAAATTAATTTAAATAAGATATCATCAACATTAATTGTTGGTCAGAATGGCTCTGGCAAATCAACTATGCTTGATGCTTTATCTTTTGCTCTATTTGGAAAGCCTCATCGTAATATTAATAAACCACAATTAGTGAATACTATTAATAATCGTGATTGTATTGTTGAGGTAAATTTCACTATAGGAAAGTACGAATATAAGGTTGTCCGTGGTATCAAGCCACAAATCTTTGAAATATGGAGAAATGATTCTTTATTAAATCAGTCATCCCACGCGAAAGAATATCAAAAAATACTTGAGCAAAATCTTCTTAAATTAAACCATAAATCTTTTCATCAGATTGTTGTATTGGGAAGCAGCTCGTTCATTCCATTCATGCAACTACCGGCTCAACATCGTAGAGATGTGATTGAAGACTTACTTGATATTAACATATTTTCAAAGATGAATATGCTTATCAAAGAAAAGAATAGCATTGTAAAAGAAAAACTAAAAGACCTTAACTATGACTTGGATATTGTAAAAAATAAAATAGAATCTCAGAAAAAATATATTAGAGATATAACTCAAATTAATACGGACGAGATCAATGATAAGAAAGATAAAATTAAAGAAGTACAAGAGATCATCACGGGATTACAATTATCTAATTCCGAACTTTGCACTTTTATTGAAAAAAATGCCGAAGCCTGCTCCTCAGCGCTTAAAGCAGCCAATGATAAAAAACAGATCGTTTTGTCAGATAAGGCTACAACATCATCTTCCATTAAAAATGTCGTCACAGCTTCGAAATTTTACAAAGAGAACGACAACTGTCCTACCTGTACACAAACAATTGAACAAAGTTTTAAGCAGGGGAAGGTGGATAGCCTCAAAACCGAAGCGATCCGGCTTAAGCATACGATGGATACATTACAGAAACAGGCAGAGGAGATTACCGAAAATTTAGATAAGTGGACAAAAGCACATGAGGAAATAAGAAAAAAACAATCCGATGTTCATTCTAATAATAAAAACATTGAGATATATCAGGATCAGATTACTGGCTACAATTCCGGTATTGCTAGATTAACTTCAAGAGAAGGTGATCTTTCTACGGCTAATTCTGATTTACTTGATATGCGTATTCAGCATGATCAATACATGGAATCACGTTTTGAATTAAATGAACAATATTCTTATAATAGTGTTATGGGCGAAATGCTCAAAGATACAGGAATTAAGACAAAGGTTATCAAACAATATATTCCTGTTATCAACAAACTTGTTAATCAATATCTTCAGGTTCTAGATTTCTTTGTTCATTTTAATCTAGATGAAAGCTTTCAAGAAACCATTAGATCACGTCATCGTGACGCCTTTTCATATGATTCGTTTTCTGAAGGTGAGAAACAGCGTATTGATCTGGCATTATTGTTTACTTGGAGAATGATTGCTAAGATGAAGAACTCAGTCGCTACTAATCTTTTGATTCTCGATGAAACATTTGACAGCTCACTTGATCATGATGGTGTAGATAATTTGATGAAAATATTACATACCTTAGATGATGATACAAATGTGTTTGTTATCTCTCATAAGGGAGAGATCCTTGATGGAAAATTCAAAGAAAAACTTGAATTCTATAAAGACAAAAACTTTAGTAAAGTAAAATAAATTGTGTACAATACTAATAAATTGTGATATAATATACTTAATTGAAACATGGAGAAATATATAATGGAACTGACTGAAAATACTCTGCAAATTCTTAAGAATTTTTCAGCAATTAATTCTAATATTGTTATTAAAGAGGGCCATACCCTTCAGACAATTGCTGAAGCTAAAAATCTTTTGGCTAAAGCCGAGGTAGTAGAAAACTTTCCACAGGATTTTGGCATTTATGATTTAAGTGAATTTTTAGGTGTACTTAATCTAGTCGATTCGCCTCAGCTAGAATTTCGTGAAGAGTATGTAACAATTGCAGACTCAAGTGGCAGATCTAAAATTAAATACAGATTTGCTGATCCAGAAATGCTTACTACAGTATCTAAAGATGTAAAAATGCCAGCGCACGATATTAGCTTTAATTTAGATAATACTACACTAGGTCGTATTAAAAGAGCTGCTTCAGCACTAGGCCATAATGAACTAGTTATTGAGCCTGATGGCGATGGATTAGCAAGTTTAACGGTTACTACTGTTGAAAACTCAACTGCAAATACGTATTCTATTACTGTACCAGTCGAGTCTAACCAGAGTATATATAAGCTTGTATTTAATATTTCTAATATTAAAGTTTTAGCCGGAGATTACAATGTCGAAATTTCGTCAAAACTAATTTCTAAATTTACTAACTCAGCAAATTCAATAAATTATTGGATTGCACTTGAAAAAACATCAACTTACGGAGAATAAAATAATATGGCCGACCATAAAAAAGCTTACGATCTAATGAACCAAGTGTCACGATCGTCTATTGCAATTATCGATACTATCACTCAACGTGGTGGTTTTCGAGGTGAAGAACTTTCAACGATTGGTCAATTGAGGGATCAATGTGCTCAAGCAGTACAAGTAGTTGAATCATTTAAACAAGAAGAAGCTGAAGAAGAAGAGTAAACATCTATAAGGATAGACTATATAATGAATCTTGATAATGAATTTCTGTGGGTTGAAAAATATCGCCCACAAACTATTGAACAAACTATCCTACCTTCTGAATTAAAATCAACATTTTTAGAAATTGTCAAGACCGGTGAACTTCCAAACATGTTATTTACAGGAAGTGCCGGCCTAGGCAAAACTACTGTTGCAAAAGCTTTATGTAATTCTCTTGACTTAGATTACATTTTAGTGAATGGTTCTGAAGAAGGTAACATTGATACCCTCCGCGGTAAAATCAAACAATTTGCTTCATCATTATCTTTACAGGGTGGCTACAAAGTAGTCATCCTGGATGAAGCTGATTACTTAAACGCTCAATCAACTCAACCGGCTTTAAGAGCCTTTATTGAAGAGTTTTCTAACAATTGCCGGTTTATCTTAACCTGTAATTTTAAAAATCGTATTATTGAACCACTTCATTCTCGATGTGGTGTATATGAATTTAACACTTCAAAGAAAGATCTAAGTGAATTAGCTAAAGATTTTTTTAGACATGCTCGCAATATTCTTGAACAAGAAAATATTACATATGATCCAAAAGATCTTGTTAATATAATTATGAAACATGCTCCAGATTGGAGGAGAGTCTTAAATGAACTTCAAAGACGATCAGTGGGTGGTAGTTTTAGTAGTAGTGGTTCTTCTAGTTCTGCTAATAATGAAATTGATGCACTTATAAAATATATTAAAGAAAAAGATTTTAAACAAATGAGAAGCTGGGTTGTCAATAATATTGACACCGATGCCTCGGCTATTTTTCGTGGAATATATGACCGTATGAATAGTCATATGAAACCAGCCTCTGTACCACAGGTTGTTCTTATTCTTGCAGACTATCAATATAAACATGCTTTTGTTGCTGATCATGAATTAAATGTGGTAGCATGTATGACAGAGCTAATGGCTAATGTGGAGTTCCAATAATGGATAATGCAGTTGTATACGATTTTGAAACCTTATCACAAGATCCTGTCAAAGGTGTAGTTATTTCTTTCGCTATGCTTTCATTTGACGAATCTCGTTTTATTAATAAACCATATTCGTATGAAGAATTATTAAAGAATTGTCATATGATTAAATTTCTGGTAGACGAACAAGTAAAGGAATATGGCAGGTCAGTTCAACAAAGCACCATTGATTGGTGGAAAGATCAACCAAAAGAGGCTCAGTATCAATTAAAACCATCTGAAGATGATGTATCTATTACTGAGCTGTACGACTTCTTTGTAGAAAATAGGCCAGATGATCTTAAAAAAGTATATACCCGAGGTAATACATTTGATCCAGTTTTCTTTGACTTTTTAATGGCTGATACTGATCAAGTTACTCCATATCCATGGTGGATTGTTCGTGATACACGATCTCTTATAGATGGTATGGCCTGGGGATCCAGCTTAAATAATAAATTTATGCCGCCTTCCGTAGCCGATAAATTTATTCATCATGATCCAAAGCACGATATTGCGGTTGACGTTATGAGAATTCAAACCGTGGCTCAATCACTATGAGTCCCTTTGACTATTTAAATAGTATAAACACATCAAAGAAAGACATTATGTCTGATGACCTTGATGAAAAAGACTATGCTGCCTTTGTAATTAATAGAACTCTGTCATATTTTAATGACACCGTCTTGATGGCAAATGAAATGAATTTAAATGCCCATCTAGATAATAGGCTTCAGTACGATTTTTATCGGCAAATTGTCAGACAGCGTAAACGATTTTCTAAATGGACAAAGGAAGATAAGTCAAAAGACATTGATGCCATTAAAGAATACTATGGATATTCAAAAGAAAAAGCTTACCAAGTACTCTCACTTATTAATAAAGAGCATCTTGACAAAATTCATTCAGCAATTAATAAAGGCGGTAAAAGACGCTAAAAATTTAATTAGTATAAATATAGCTATCATGAGTACATTATCGTGAATAGAATATATTAGAAGTGAGTTGAAAAAATGAATGAAGAAGCTACTTTAGTAGACTGGTCTCCCGATTCAATGTTGGAGATTACTCTTAACGATCCAGATGATTTTCTAAAAGTTAGAGAAACTCTTACACGCATTGGCGTGGCATCTCGAAAAGAAAAAAAACTATTTCAATCTTGTCATATTTTACATAAGCAAGGTCGTTATTTTATTGTACATTTTAAAGAATTGTTTTTACTTGATGGTAAAAAATCCACATTAGAAGAAAGTGATGTTGCTCGACGAAATACTATTGCAACATTAATTTCTGATTGGGGACTAATAACCATTGATAAACCTGATTGCGCTATACCGGCTGCTCCTTTAAGACAAATTAAAATAATTTCTTTTAAAGATAAAAATCAATGGGAATTATGTCCAAAGTATAATATTGGCCGAAAATAATTTTTTCCCTATGTACTTTTGTAATTAAGACACTATATATACTATAGAGGCAATTCGTAGGAATTGTCCAAATACGGAGGGATGCAGAATAGTCTGGTCCCAGAACATTCTTGCTTGGAAGAGGAGAACACCAAAATGACAGGCATACAAACACTATTTCCGCGATCATCTTTTGTAGGATTCGATCATCTGTTTAATGAAATGGAACACACCGTTCGTCACGCAGCTGATCATTATCCACCCCATAATATTATTAGAGCATCTGAGCACGAGTATCTTATTGAACTCGCAGTTGCTGGTTTTTCAAAAGATGAATTATCAATTGAAGTTAAAGATAGAACTTTAATGATAACAGGAGAACATGTAAGCAAGGGAAGAGACTTTATTCATCGAGGTATTAGTACCAAGAAGTTTAAACGTACTTTTCGATTGTCTGAACACGTTCAAGTAAATGGAGCAGATATTCAAGATGGCATACTTGCCGTAGAACTGAAGTATGAAATCCCAGAAGAAATGCGTCCTCGTAAAATCAATATTGGTCAAACGAGGAAAACAAATGACACAAGTAATACTAGTAGCACACAACTACTCAACGAAGGCAATTGAGTTAATCATTGAATCATTATCTTCATTTTGGAAGTATCTAAAATTTAGAAATGATGTTAGAGTAACTCAAAATGAATTATACAGATTAAAAGATTCTGAACTATATGACATTGGTATCACAAGAGGTGATATTGAAGCAATTGCAAGGGGTGATGTTGAATTTGTTCGAAGAGCAAATTATCGTTATCTCGAACCAGTATCCAATCCTAATTTAAAAGGATGGAGTTAATGGCAATAAGTATAGCATCTACTATATTTTCGCCATTGTCGGGATTTTGGTCTGCATTCGAACGCTTCAGCTGGACGATGGGATATTCCAGGGCGGCGGCGGAACTCGCGCGAATGGGATATTACGAGGAATCGAGAAAATGTATGATGGAAATACAAAAATTGCGTAGCTAAAAAAAAGGGCAGAAATGCCCTTTTTATTTTTTAGTCTAAATAATAATATATCCACAATGGAGAAAATATATGAATAAATTTTTAATGGTATTTGCATTGTTAACAGTGTTTACAGGTTCTGTTCAAGCAAAAGATTTAACAATTGATATGTTAAATAAAAGAGACGATGGCGCAAAAATGGCTTATAGTGAAGATATTGCCAGAATCGATGTTGGTGATACTATCACTTGGCTACCAGCAAAAAAAGGACATAACGTAGAATTTCGTGCGGGTCCTGATGGAGTGAAGCTGCCTAAAAAGTCAAAAATGAATAAGGAATTCTCTATGACTTTTGATACACCAGGCATTTATTACTACTGGTGTACACCTCATAAATCTATGGGAATGATCGGTCTTGTAGTTGTTGGTGATAATATCTCAAATAAAGATGCTATTGCTAAAACTAAAACTTCAGGTAAATCTAAAAAGAAACTTAAAAAACTCTTAACACAAATATAAAAGGAACACACACATGACACAGAAAAACCCTTTTGAAATTAGAGCTGAAATGCTTCAAATGGCTAAAGATTATATGGACCAACAATACAAAATGAATATTCAACTTACTACTGGTATGTATGATCAAGGCCAAAAAACTATGATTGAATTGCAAGATGCATACAAAATGTATTCAGTTGAAGATATGATGGAAAAAGCTAAAGAAATGTATTCTTTTGTCTCGAAGAAAGATTAAAGGTTTACATTACCTCTATATTATGTTATAATTACTCTAATGACGGAGGAATGTTTTGAATAATTTTTATACATCTATCAATCGCCATAAAGGTGAAATTCTATATCGTGGTTATACTGCTAACGGTACTCGGATTGAAAAACGTGAAAAGTTCGGTCCAACATTTTTTTTACCATCAAAGGATCCATCTAAATACCGATCCCTTGATGGTAATTATTTAAACTCATATCAGTTTGATACAATGTATCAAGGTAAAGAATTTCTAGACACATACAAAGATATGGAAGGCGTGAAAGTCTACGGAACTAGGAATTACGTTCATCAATATATTACAGATAACTTTCCAACTGATATAGAATTTAATCAGAAACATATTAATATAGTTAATTTTGATATTGAAGTTGCATCAGATGATGGATTTCCTAGCCCAGATGAAGCATTACATCCAGTCATTTCAATAGCTTTAAAATCTAGTAAGTCATCCATATATCAGGTTTGGGGTCTAGACGAATACGATCCTGCTAAAACTGAATTAGATATGGCGGGTGATCATATTAAGTATCACAAATGTGATACTGAGACTGAACTGCTAGTTTCATTTATAAACTATTGGACCAAAAACTATCCAGACATCATTACTGGATGGTATATTAGACAATTTGATATTCCGTATTTAGTTAACAGAATCTGTAGGCTCGCCGGAGAAATACCGGGTGAAGATGGCCAAATAAAATGTAAACCAGCTCGTAGACTTTCTCCATGGAATAACGTCGGAACAGGTTCATCTCGAGGTCAAAAAAGTTCAAAATATGGTTATGAATTAGAAGGCATTCAAATCGCTGACTATATTGAATTATTTAAAAAGTTTGGTTATTCATACGGACCTCAAGAGTCCTATAAGCTAGATCATATTGCTTATACTGTCCTAGGTGAAAACAAACTATCATATGAAGAGCATGGTAATCTTCACAGTCTGTACAAAGCAGACCATCAGAAATTCATTGATTATAATATTAAGGATGTTCAGCTTGTTGACCGAATCGATAGTAAGATGGGTCTTATCAACTTAGTTTTAACTATGGCCTATAAAGGTGGCGTTAATGTAAGTGATACTTTTGGCACTACGGCTATATGGGAATCGATCCTCTATCGCAGACTTCTTAAAAATGGTGTTATACCACCGGTCGAACAGATTTCTCAATGTATGTATGGTTTAGTCGGTAATCCAGACAATCAAACTTATGATGCAAATGGTTCGAAAGAAGCTCAACGCACTATCGCCGGTGGATATGTCAAACCACCGAAGCCAGGTGCTTATGATTGGGTAGTCTCATTCGACTTGAATTCTCTATACCCAAACATTATTGTGCAGTCTAATATTTCACCAGAGACTATTATTAGAGATAAAACTTGGAATCATTTTACTCAAGGTGTCAATCACTATTTAAATAACGATGATATTCAGACTGATGATTATTCAGTTTGTGCTAGTGGTGTTCCATTTAGTAAAAATAAACAAGGTATTATTCCTGAATTAATTGTTGAATATTATGCTGAACGTAGTGTAATTAAACAAAAAATGCTTAAAGTAAAACAAGAGTATGAGCAAACGAAAAATACGGCTCTTGAGTCAGAAATTAATCAGCTAGAAAATAATCAAATGGCTATCAAGATTCTACTTAATTCTTTGTATGGCGCAATGGCAAATAAGTATTTTAAATATTTTGATAATGCTCTTGCTGAAAGCGTAACCCTTACCGGCCAACTTTCTATTAAATGGGCTGAACGAGCTATTAATAATGAAATGAATAAGGTACTTAAAACTAAAGGAAAAGATTATGTTATTGCTATTGACACTGATTCAGTCTATATTAATTTTGGGCCTCTTGTTGCTCAACTGGCGCCAAAGAACCCTGTTGAAGCATTGGACAAAATTTGTAAGACACACTTCGAACCCATGATTGCAGCAGCTTATGATAAATTATTTCATAAGCTGAATGCGTACACTCCTCGCATGGAAATGGGTAGAGAAGTTATAGCCGATCGTGGCATATGGACAGCAAAGAAACGATATATTTTAAATGTTCATAACAACGAAGGTGTTCAATATTCTGAACCAAAACTTAAAATCATGGGTATTGAAGCTATCAAGTCTAGTACTCCTGAAGTAGTCCGTGATAAATTTAAAGAGATATTTAAGGTTATTATCAAAGGTAATGAGTTAAGTACTCGTAAGTTTATAAATGATTTTAAACAAGAATTCAAATTGTTATCGGCAGAAAAAGTTTCGTTTCCGCGTGGCGTATCTGAACTTGATAAGTGGAAAGATCGTCGAACTATCTATAAAAAAGGCACTCCGATACACGTGCGCGGTGCCTTATTATATAATAATCAAATTAAAGAAAAGTCTCTTGACAAAAAACACGATATGATTCAGAAGGGTGAAAAAATTAAGTTCACTTATCTTAAAGTTCCAAATCCTATTAGGGAAAACGTCATTTCGTTTCCAGATTATTTACCAGATTCTCTGCATCTAAACAAATATATAGATTATGACAAACAGTTTGAGAAAACATTTCTAGAGCCACTTGAACCGATATTAGATGCGGTTGGGTGGTCAGTAAATGAGCAAGCAACATTAGAGGATTTCTTTGGATGACTAATATTAGTATCACTACTGAACCTACCGGGCGAAGCCCTGAACATAAATATTTCTTTGGAGAAAAGACGAAGTGTTTAGATAAGACTCGACCAAAGTATTATAAAGTTGGAGAGATGGAAGACTTTCTTCAACTTGCAGATTTGATGATGCCTAGGTTAATATCTCAATTGATTTATAAAGAACCTTTATGCCTTGAGACATGTAATATCAGATTTAAAATAATTACTAATGATGCAAGACATGAGCAATTTGTTAAGAATATGTTTGATGTATTGCCTGATGGGTTTGATCCTCAAGTTTATCCACATAGTGTGCATGATTCTGATTGGACGATTTGGCATAATACAGAATTAAAGGTCGATGAACCAAAAATCTATGTAAATCTTGATACTAAAACTATGTTAATTGCTGGGACAACATTTCTAGGTGAAATCAAAAAAGGTATATTTGGTATAGTTAGTTTTGAACTACCAAGATATGATATTTTACCAATGCATTGCAGTGCCTTTACATATAATGATACAACTAATTTAATGTTTGGATTAAGTGGCACAGGTAAAACAACTCTTAGTAGTGATCCAGAATATCAATTGATTAGCGACGATGAAGTATCTTGGAATCAAGATGGAATTGAAATGATTGAGACTGGTTGTTATGCAAAAAGTGAAGGGTTAACACCAGAGACACATAAGACTATATTTGATGCAGTAGAAAAAGCAAGATCAGAAGATTGCTTAGTTGTAGAAAATCCAGGTGTACCAAACGCAAGATTAAGTTATCCTATCACTTGTGTTGAAAACGCGTATCATGAACCTCAACAATTTAATCATCCAACTAATATCTTTTTTCTTACTATGGATGCGAAAGGTGTGTTTCCTCCGGTATCTAAAATTTCTGGTGAGACTGTCCGCCGCTTCTTTGAAACTGGATACACGAGCCAAATGCCTGGAACTGAACAGGGAGCAACAGAAATCAAGCCACTGTTTAGTCCATGTTATGGTTCTCCTTTTATGCCAAGACCAATACATGTTTATAGTGATTTGCTAATGCAAAAAATTCAGTCTAATAATTGCAATGTATATCTTATTAATACTGGTATGGATAAAGCTGGTCAAAGATATCCATTAGACTTTACTAGAAATTGTGTCAAGGGAGCTATTAGACGTAGTACTCATGACGATAGCGAAAATGTGCTAAACATTCTAGAAAGCTTAATAAATGATTAATTTTATTTTTGATGTTGATGGAACCCTTACTCCAAGTAGAGGACAAATGGATCCAAAGTTCTCTTCGTTCTTTTTTGACTTTTGTACACTAAACAACGTATATCTTGTTACTGGCAGTGATATTCAAAAAACACGAGAGCAAGTTGGAGAAGTTATTTGGGGAATGACTAAGCGTAATTATCAATGTTCTGGTAATGATGTATGGGAACGTGGTAAGAATATTCGTACTTCTACTTTAAAGTTACCGGATGAAATGTGGAGCTATTTAAATAAAGCAATCACTGACAGTTCATTTCCAGTTCAAAATGGACAACATATTGAGGAACGTCCTGGGTTATATAACTTGTCTATTCCAGGAAGAAATATAGGTAATCGTACTCGAATTCAATATGTAGCATATGATAATCATACTAACGAAAGAAATAATATTGCTGCTAAGCTACAAGAGCAATTTCCATTGTTTGAATTCAAAGTTGCTGGAGAAACTGGTATAGATATTACTGCTATAGGAAATAATAAATCACAAATTCTTAATGATTTTGATCCTTCAGATGTTATCTATTTCTTTGGAGACAAGTGTGATAAAGGTGGAAATGATCATGAAATCGCATTAGCTGTACATGATCGTGGAGGAGAAAATAGTACATATCAAGTAAATAGTTGGGAAGACACATTTTCTTATTTACAAGCTGTTAAAAATGTGGTATAATAATTCTATATAATAATGGAGAACTACATGACTAAAGTATGGTTTAATGACATTGAGCAAATGCATGAAAAGTTTGGTGTCAACGATTGGTTCGAAGCCAATAAAGATAACAAAGAATTGATGGCAAAATATCTTGCATTTCGTATGTCAATGATTAAAGAAGAATATGACGAGACCATGGATGCCATCGAAGCAAAAGATGCTGAAGAAGTAGTTGACGGTCTAATTGATATGTGTGTATTTGCTATTGGTACTCTTGAAGTATTAGGTGTTAATGGCAATGAAGCGTGGACAAAAGTGTTTAATGCTAATATGACTAAATCTCCTGGTGTTAAGCCTGGTCGTCCTAATCCATTTGGATTACCTGATTTGCTTAAGCCTGAAGGATGGACCGCACCAACTCATAGAGGTAATCATGGAAGTCTCAGCGACATTCTTTAAATCTATATACGATAACAAAACTAATCGTAAAATGAAATTCAGCGGCTTCTCTCAATTTGAGAAGCTGTTGTATAAACTATCTGAAATACCAAGAGAGGGCAAACGCGATGCTGAACTTATATCACCGGCTAGTTATGTTGATAGTACGACTCGGGCAAACAAAAATGTTTTGGATTGGTCAGGTTGGGCTGCTGTTGATGTTGATGATCATGAGTTTCAAGGAAACCTAGAGAATGAGTTACGTAATCGTTTCGGCAGTCTTTCTTATGTTTGTTATAGTACTGCTAGTAGTTCCAACCGCCATCCAAAGTTTAGACTTGTCTTCCCACTTAACACATCAATTGAATCTACTAAAATCCGTCATTTCTGGTTCTCGCTCAATAAAGAACTCGGAGAAATCGGAGATGGACAGACTAAAGATTTATCTCGAATGTATTATATCCCTGCAACGTATGCTGGCGCTAACAATTTTATATTCAGTAATATTGGTGATAGCATTGATCCTCACGAGTTAATGGCAAAACATGCCTACGCTGAAAAGCGAGGTTCGTCATTTATAGATAGATTATCCCCAGAAATGCAAACTCAGATTATAGAACATCGCAAGACTAAGATGGAAAATACTAATGTGGTCTGGTCCGGATATCGTGATTGTCCATTTATTAATAAGAATCATATTAAAGAATGGTTTACTATATCTGGTACTGATAACTCAGGTCGATACGCGATGATATATAAAATTATGGTATCAACAGCATTGAGCGCTATCAAGAAACAATATCCAATATCAGCATACGAGATAGAGCAATTAGTAAGAGAACTTGATAATGAAACAACCCGTAAATATGAGAAAAGACCATTAAACATAGAAGCGGATAGGGCTATAGAATATGCATATAAAAATGCATAAAGGCTAAATTAACTGTGTACATTGCCTTAAAACTGTGGTACTGTGGTATCATACAAAGGAGATACTGATGAACCTATTCACTCAAACAATCGCTAATCAAATCCCTACAGGTCTAGATCGTTACGATCAAATCTTCGCTGCTAAGAGACTCATCCTTGCATCAGATTCTCCTATTCTAGCTACATGCAGAGAGACTCTAGAAGAAATCGAAGAAATCATCTTCCAACGAGACACAAAGGAATTAACAGATGCTTGATACAGAAACTCAGAAATTAGTAAAAGACTATCTTAACAAAGGTGGTAAAATCGTTAAATATCGTCCTGGATATGCTAAAACTGAACCTCGGCGTTTTAAATATTCTGTTGCAAATCAAGGCCGTAAAACAGTAACTTTGAAAGGTTATTAAATGAAAGATAAGTATTCAATTAAATTTCTGCAAAAATGTGCAGAAGTACAAATCAAAAAAAGTAATGATTATCAAAACCCAAATTCTCGAGTAAAGCAGGCCGATTACTATCCTCGCGGCTGTGCTACTATTCTTGACACAATGGCTGCAAAAGTTCTTCGTATGCAATCTGTTCTTGAAGCTATGGAATTAGATCCAAATTACGTGCCAAATTTTGAGTCACTCGAAGATTCATGTGTTGATATTACCAACTACGCATCCTTCTTTGCTGCCTATATGAATAGTGCTATTGATGGTCAGACTGATGAGCGTGATTTTTTAAATCGTCCTATAGCACTCAAAGGAAAACCAAATGAGATCGTTCAGCCTTAAAGATATAAATTTGATAGAACTCTTGGCAAAAGCAAAGGCTGAGAGTCAACTTATTTTTGACAAAGAGTCTACTCGAAAGGGTAGAACTCTTAATGATATTACTGTTACTAATATGTACGGTCTTGCGGCTGAACAGTTTCTTATTGAAAAATGTAATTTCACCGATAATCCTTTACCATATCAGGATGTAATATCTCCAGAAGGTATTGATGTTGAAGTAAAGGTGACGAAGGTTTTTAATTACATTCCCGATGTATTACGTCGTTTGAAAGAAAAGCGGAAAAAGTACCCTAGTTTATATCAGCCTGATTGGGTTTTCATATATACCAATAATAAAAAAACCCGCGAATACGTATTTGCTGGCACATACAAATGGAATGGTAACACATATGTTACTAAAGATTGGTCTTTAGAAATTGATAGAGAATTTCTTGCTAACTATGGAGGAGCAAATAATTGAAATCTGGAAAAGTCTGGGGAATGACTGAACTTATTGAAGCTAATGGTACTTTAGAATTTCATCGTATTGAAATGGAAGCTACAGGAGTATGTTCAAAACATCTTCATGAATATAAATGGAATGGCTTTTATATTGAGTCAGGTATAATGCTTGTACGCGTATGGCAAAATGATTACGATTTAATTGATGAAACTGTTTTACAAGCCGGTGAATATACCAAAGTTAAACCAGGTGTTTATCATCAATTTGAATGTATTGAACCTGGTGTAGCTTTTGAGTTATATTGGGCTGAGTTTAACCACAACGATATCATAAGAGAAACTGTAGGGAGATCAGACAATGAGGGAATTTATTAATGATGCTTGGAACAGCGTCATGGATGCAAATATTAATCCTTTAAAGAATATACCCAATCTTCAAGTTAGACATTTGATTATGCAAATACTGGCTTGGATGTGGGTTTCCGTGTGCTCTATGTACATAGGAAGTATTATGTTTTGGGGTATTAATGCAATTGTTCATACATTATTATTAGCAGCAATTGTGATTACAGTCGGCACATTTGATACTGCAAAGCGCAATCCTAAACTTTTCAATAGAATTGACGGGTATAATGGCCGCAGAAATAATGGAGAACACGACTAGTGAAAATAGGATTTACTTGTAGTACTTTTGATTTACTTCATGCTGGACATGTATCTATGCTCAGAGAAGCAAAGTCGCAATGCGACTATTTGATTTGTGGTCTGCAAGTAAATCCTAATGTTGATCGTAAAGAAAAGAACTCTCCAATACAAAATATTGTGGAAAGGCAAGTACAGCTTTCCGCAATAAAATATGTTGATGAGGTCATTATTTATTGTACAGAAGCCGATTTACTTGATATAATAAACATGTATCCAATTAATGTTAGGATACTTGGTGAAGAGTACAGAAGCAAGGATTTTACCGGTAAAGATGAATGCCGTAACCGTGGAATTGATTTGTATTTTAACAAACGTGATCATCGCTTTTCAACTAGCGATCTAAGAAAGAGAGTATGCGAACAATGAAAATGAATTCAATATTAGATATTCGTCAATACTTTGTTGATGAACTAAATAGTGAGTCATATACTATTGATAAAACTGGCGCACGAACTATTGAGTTAATCGGTGCTTCATTTAAAGCTGATGCTCCATCGATTTTTGGCACGCCATCACACTCTTATATTCGAAAAGAATTAGATTGGTATGAAAGCCAATCAACTAATATCTTTGATATTAATAAAGAGTCTGGTGGAGATGCTCCAGCTGCTTGGAAATATGCGGCTAACACTCATGGTGAAATTAATTCAAACTATGGACATCTAATCTATGCTAATAAATATTTTGATCAATATCAAAATGCATTATCTGAATTAGATAAAAATCCTGATGGTAGACGTGCTTCTATGATCTACAATCGGCCTTCAATTTGGGTGGAGTTTAACGAAAATGGAAAATCTGATTTCATTTGTACTAACGCTGTCACTTACTATATTCGTGATAATTTACTTCATTGTGTAGTCCAAATGCGGTCTAATGATGTAGTATTTGGCTATAAGAATGATTATGCTTGGCAACGACATGTCCAAAATAAATTAGTAGAAGATTTAAATAATATCTATAGAGTTAAAGATCCGGTTATTGCTGGCACAATGATATGGCAATGCCAAAATCTTCACGTATATGAAAGGCATTTTAATCTTGTTACATAATACTGATCGTCAACATAAATGGGATCTAAGATATTTAGAGCTGGCTAAAACTATTGCTGGATGGTCTAAAGATCCTTCAAGTCAGATCGGAGCTATTGCTGTAGGTTCAAAGGGACAAGTCTTAGCTCAAGGATATAATGGATTTCCACGTGGTATGGTTGACAGCACTAACTTGTATGAAAATCGAGAAGAAAAATATGCTCGAATTGTTCATGCTGAAATGAATATGATTTACAATGCTTCATTCAATGGAGTATGTTTGAATAAATCTACTGTTTATGTCTCAGGTCTTCCTACTTGTTCGGATTGTGCCAAAGGTCTTATTCAGGTTGGTGTTACTGAACTGGTTATGCCACAACAAAAGATTGTTGAAAAATGGTATGACTCATGGCAAAGATCTAAGTCATATTACAAAGAAGCTGGTCTTAAATACCGATGGGTAACAATATGAAAGTCATAACAAATCCTATTAATAATATCCCAGTAAATGCCAAATCACATACTCTTGGTTGGGCTCAACTTTGGCGAGATCAACTTGGCGCTTACATAGATAATAAATGCACGCCAAATGTTAGAAAAGCTAGTACTGTTTATATTGATCATGGAGCTAACTTTGGGGGAACGTTAAATCTATTTGGCGGTGCCAATAAAGAAGTTTATGATAAGTTGAATATAATTGCATCGTGTAAAGATGTAGTCTCACTTGATTGGGACATGCCTGATTATGGAGCTATGTTAAAGAAAAGACTGAGTGCTAAGACTACATACGAAGGAATTACTGAAGACTGGTGTGATTTACTATCTAAAAGGTTTAAAAATGTTAAATCACTTAAACAACAAGAATTGGATTTAAATAATGTCATTGTCGGAGATAGCCATACTTTGTCTTTTTGCGATCGGGGTGATATGGTGTTTCGTAATGATGGTAAAACTCTTCATGGCGCTCTTAAAGCCGGCCTTTCTAGTCTTATTCGTGATAATAATATACGCTATAACCGTATCACTTTCTGTTTAGGATCTATTGATATTCGTCATCATTTATTACGACATGAATTAAATATTGACGTTTTAATAGATTCTTATTATGAGCAAGCTATGAAATATAGTAGTGATTCAACAGATGTTTGGTTTACTGCTCCAGTACCAGTAGAATTTGAGGGTCGACGCATTCCTAAATCTGGCTTTTTTAAAAAAGAACCGTTTTACGGTAGCTGCGAACAGCGTAGAGATGTTACAGATATGTTTATAGCAGCTTTGCATAAACGAACTAGTAATGTTGTACAACCACCAGCTGATTGGTATAGCATGGATTCTCAAAAATATGCTGAAACTTATATGGAGCATGGTAGTAGTTTTCATATAGCTCCACCATTTTATAGAAAAAACAATTGGGGAGCGACAGTTTTTGCCACATAATAATCACGTAGTTGACTTAATCAATAAAGACTATCCTTTCCCTTGGAGTAGTCCCGAGGATACTAAGGAACATTATTTAGAATTAGCTAAGGATTGGGAAGATCCTTATGGCCCTCCTGTTATTAAAAAGCATGAGGGCATTCGTGTTGTTAGAGATGACTACTTAGTCGGTAGTAAGGTTCGAGGTGGGGACTGTCTTATATCTTCTTTACCGAAAAATATAGACACTATTGTTTATGTTCAACCACGGACTGGATTAGCTGGGGTGAGTATTCTTGATGTAGCAAAAAGACACAATTTAAAAGTTAAACTCTTTATGCCTTCATCGAAAAAAATATCACCGCATCAGGCTTGTTGTATTGAACGCGGAGCAATAGTAGAATTTCATAGAATTGCTGCTATGCCTAATTTAAATGCCATTGCAAAGAAATGGTCTGACGAGCGATCTAATTGTTTCTTTGTTCCACTCGGATTAAAGCATGAATTAGTCACAGCCGGAATCGTTAAAGTTGCGTCAAAGATCGATCCACCTGACGAGGTTTATACTGCCACGTCCACGGGCGTGCTCACACGGGGGCTTCAAATTGCTTGGCCAAATGCTAAGTTTACATCAGTTTGTGTGTCAAGAAATATGAAAGCCGGAGAGCTTGGCATTGCTGAGGCAATATCCGAGCCATTAGCATTTACTGCCTCTGAGAAAAAAGATAAGCTTCCACCATTTCCTAATATAAGTACTTATGATGGAAAAGCCTGGAAGTACATTCCAAAGAATTCAAACAAAGATATTTTATTTTGGAATGTAGGTGCTGAACCACCACTAAGCCGTTGGGCTATTATCGATGAAACAAATTCTTATAAGAAGTGGCCAAAAGATGAGCTGGTTGAATGAAGAAGCCCTAGACATTTTTGTCGACTACTATTATCCAAAAGCAAAGTGGTTGCAAAATAATGTTAATTGGGGTCCATTAGATTATGAAGGACCAGAAGCTGCAAAAGCTATTGATGATCCTTTAATGCAAAAGATTGACATATATGACTGCTTTACTCGTAATGCAGCAGGATTTTCTAATGTACTTCAGGATCTTAGATTTGGATCTAAAACTCCAAAATGGAGATGGCAGGATAAAGATCGAAGAGAATTGAATACTAAAAATGATTTGATTAAGTGGGATACAAAAACTTGGATGTATGTGTTCCTAAGTCATCGGGTTACAGGGTCTGGAGCTTCATTTGAAAGTGATCATGGATATAGAAATAATATTATTCAACACTGGGGAAAGCATCGAGATATTAAAGATATGGCCGAGGACTTGGTAAGCTTTAAAGCTACTGGTAAACCTCTTTTTACATCAATCGGCAATCAACCACCTGCTCCAAAAAAGGGAGTATCAAACGTAGATTTCCTTTCTAAAGAGCTTCCCGAAGTTATAGATAGATTAGGTGACTGGCTTGTACAGCGCAAAAGAGGACACAAAGAAATTGTAGACTTTTTAAATGTTTATAACAAGTCTGCCGGTCATAGAAAATTCAATTTCCAATACGCAGCCTTTTCAATGGATTGTTCTGATTACTTTCCAGAACACGTTGATGTTGATAGCCATACATACTTAGGTAATAATGCAGTTCGATGCATGAAGAAATTATCTGGGGGTTGGAAACCAGATAATTTTATGGATTTATTGAGAGAAAAAACGGGTGGAAAACCAAAAGATTTAGAAGATGTAATGTGTGACTTTGTGCGGTTTGGACAAAATTATGTTCCTCGAGGAAACGGAACCTTCGATCATATACCATCAACGTTAGCAAATAATTCGAGGTGGCATTCTGGCTGGGAACAACGGCAAGGTGTGCCACCTCAAAAAGGTATACAATTAGAGGATTTTATGGTATAATGACTAAGAAATTAAAAATATCCGTGATCGGCTGTGGGTTTGTAGGCACAGCTGTTATTAATGGTTTTAATAAAACACTATGTGATATTGCACCAATCGATATCAAATACAGTACTACAGTATCAGACACTGATTCATTTTGTGATGTATTTTTTGTATGTTTACCTACACCCATGAATAATGATGGATCTGTTAATGCTGCACTTGTAATTGAAACTGTTAAATGGTTAACGCTTAATAGGGCTGGACATATTGTAATAAAATCAACAGTCACGCCTGATATTATAGATAAACTTTCTGGTGATAGGGTAGTTTATAATCCAGAATTTTTAAATGAAGTATCTGCTAACGAAGACTTCATTAATCCACCAATGCATATATTTGGCGGGCATATTAAAGACACAAATAATATTGAGAAAATATATAAAAAATATAGTAAATGTAAACCTTGCCCATGCCACCATGTGACATTAAAAGAAGCAAGTTTTATTAAATATGGAATCAATTGTTTCCTTGCTACAAAAGTATTATGGTTCAATCAATTCTATAATATAATACAAAAACATGATTGTAATTTTGATGAGATTACTTATGCAATGAGATCAGATCCAAGGATTGGTAATTCTCATACAAGTGTTCCAGGATTTGATGGCAAAATGGGTTTTGGTGGAGCCTGTTTTCCAAAAGACACTTCAGCATTTTTAGATTTTGCAATCTCGTTTTCAGTCCTAGATGAGGTAATACAAGCAAATAATAAGATTAGATCTGAATATACGAAAGATAAAAGAGAGCTTGAACAAAATGTCTCTTTTAGTAAATAACTATTTACATTATTTCTATTTCATGTTATAATAAGCCTATAATCAAAGGAGATATAAATGGCGTCCATTATGGATAAACTCAAAAAGAATTCTAAGCTCAAATCAACAGAAATTTTGTCAGAGTCTAAATTCTTCAACGAAAAAGAAATGATTGCTACCGACGTACCGATGGTCAATGTGGCCTTATCAGGATCAGTTGATGGTGGTATGTCGCCGGGATTGACAGTGCTAGCTGGTCCATCTAAGCATTTCAAAACTTCCTTTGCTTTACTTATGGCAGGGGCATATCTCAGGAAGAAAAAAGATGCTGTCATGTTGTTTTACGATTCAGAATTTGGTTCACCTCAAGCATACTTTGAACAATTTGGTATTGATACTTCGCGGGTTCTTCACACGCCAATTACTAACGTCGAAGAACTAAAATTTGATCTCGTTAATCAACTCGAAGGTCTAGATGCTAAAGATGATGTTATTGTAGTTATCGACTCAATTGGTAACCTTGCATCAAAGAAAGAATTGGAAGATGCTCAGAATGAAAAGTCTGTAGCTGATATGTCTCGTGCTAAACAGCTAAAGAGTTTGTTTAGAATGTGTACTCCATATCTTGCTATGAAAAATATTATTATGTTGGCTATTAACCACACATACCAAGAGATTGGATTATTTCCTAAAGCAATCGTTTCTGGCGGTACTGGCATCTACTATAGTGCTAATAATATTTGGATCCTCGGTCGACGTCAAAACAAAACTGGCACTGAAGTAACTGGTTATGATTTTGTTATTAACATTGAAAAGTCTCGCTTTGTAAAAGAAAAGTCTAAGATCCCTGTTACTGTATCATGGGAAGGTGGCGTTGAAACATATTCAGGTTTGCTAGATGTTGCGATGGCTGGTGGCTATGTAGTTAAACCAAGTAATGGTTGGTATTCTGCTGTCGATATGAGTAATGGTGAAATCTCTGATAAGAAGGTTCGGCAAAGTGGAACTCTTGAAAAAGAATTCTGGGATCCTATCTTTACTAACACAGACTTTAAAGACTTTATAAAAAAGCAGTTCACTATTGGCTACAAATCTGATATAGATATGGATGAGCTTATAGAGATGGAAGCATAATGCAATATGTTGAAAATAAAGATTATGAATTTATTCCAGGAAAAAATGATGATTGGCAAATTAGATTTTTAACCGGAGACTTTATGGAAAGTGTTATACAATACGGCACTATTCGTATGGAAGATGGTGAACAGATGACGTTTGATTTTCATGTAGAAAATAGTCCAGATGAAACATTAAATTCAGAAAATGAAGAATTACAAAAACATGCCGGTGACATTTTGATTTCTATTATTGAAGATGCCATTGAAAATAAAGCAAGTGATTTACACATTAATGAGGTAAAATAGTGAATACAAATATAGAACAAGTTGTTCTTAAAAATATTCTAACTAATGAGAAATATATGAGAAAGGTTTTGCCTTTTATTAAGGCAGAATACTTTGAAGGTATCTATAAAGAACTCTTCAAACAATCTGGTAAATTTGTTGCCAAATATAATAAACTACCGTCAGCAGAATCATTTAAAATCGAGATTGATTCTGCTGATAAGTTTAGTGACGATCAGTACCGGCAAGCGGTAGAAATCATTCCTGAGCTATTCACAAAAGAAACAAGTGATGAACAATGGTTACTTGATGCTACTGAAAAGTGGTGTCAAGACCGAGCATTGTTTAATGCTGTTATGGAGTCAATTAGTATTATTGATGGCAAGCATCCAGATCTATCTAAAAATGCTTTGCCTGATATTCTAACTAAAGCTCTTGGTGTTTCATTCGATACGAATGTCGGCCATGATTATCTTGAAGCATTTCAAGAACGTTATGATTTTTATCATCGTGATGAAGAACGAATTCCTTTCGATATTCAATTGCTTAATGATATTACGAAGGGTGGTTTACCACGTAAGACATTAAATATCATTCTAGCTGGTACCGGTGTCGGTAAGTCATTAGCAATGTGTCACTTCGCAGCAGCTAATCTGACTGACGGTAAGAATGTCTTATACATAACAGCTGAGATGGCAGAAGAGCGTATTGCTGAACGTATTGATGCAAATCTTCTTAATATTCAGATTGATCAGTTGACCGATTTAAGCCAATCTATGTTTGCTGAGAAAGTCCATAATCTTTCAAAGAAAACTAATGGCAAACTAATCGTAAAAGAATATCCAACTGGTTCTGCTAATGTTGGTCATATGAGAGCGTTATTAAGTGAGCTAAAACTTAAAAAGTCATTTATGCCAGATATTATCTATATTGATTATTTAAATATCTGTGCTTCTTCTAGAATGAAAGGTATGGGAGGTGCTATTAATTCATATAATTATATTAAAGCAATTGCGGAAGAGTTTCGTGGATTGGCAGTTGAATTCGACGTCCCGATCGTATCTGCAACGCAAACGACGCGTAGTGGTTATGGTAACTCGGATGTTGGGCTTGAAGATACGTCTGAGTCTTTTGGATTACCCGCTACGGCAGATTTAATGATTGCTCTTATTGCAACTGAAGAACTTGAACAGATGGGTCAAATCGCAGTTAAACAATTAAAGAATAGATACAATGATCCGACGTTCCATAAAAGATTTGTCATTGGTGTTAATAGAGCTAAAATGAGATTATTTGATGCTGATGAAAGTTCTCAAACATTAATGAATGATACTCCGGTATTTGATAATTCAGCTATTGGCGAAAGAATTGTTAATAGCAGTTTTGAAGGATTTAAATTATGAAACAAACCGAAGCCGAGTGTCTTGTTGTAGCAAGTGAAGAATGTGCTGAACTAACAAAAGAATGTATGAAAATTTTACGGTTTGGTATGAGTAATAAGCACAAAGAAAATCTTATAAGCGAAATGGGTGATGTTCAATGTATGTTAGATTTACTAGGCGATCATCTTAATATTTCTGGTGATGATGTCTTTAAGGCATCCCTCGCTAAAAGAGAAAAACTAAAAAAATATAGCAACTTAATTGGAGATAAATAATGGGTAAAGAAACATCACAGGGTATTCATACCGGAACATCTAAATCAATTCGTAAAGCTATGCGCCGAGATTATATTGCTTCAGGTGATAGGTTTATGAATCAAATGAGAGCTTTAGGCAAAGGCAAAGATGTGGTATTTACGATTGAAAATCCGAATAAAGCAGAAACTAATAAGCGGTTTATTAAGCATCGAATTTCAGGTAAAAACTATTTGAATTCGCGCAAAGGAACTTTTACAATGAAAGAAGTGCAGTAAAGCAATGGAAACGGTATTAGCATTTTTTATAGCTGGATTTTTCACTGGCCTAGGATTGTATTCTGCTGAAAAAGTTGGCGGTAAAATTGATACGCACTATGAACAAAAGGATGAACAAAATGAAAATTGAAGTTAACGATGATGCAGTATACGAATTAGTACATCAGGTTCTTATGCAAATGGAAGAAGATATGCCTCAAAGTAAAAAACTAACAAAAGCTATCAAACGAATTAATCATAATATTATGATCCCAACAGATTGGGAAGAAATGTATGACCAAGATTTTGTTGAATATGATACTGGAGAATATAAGTAATGAAGGCTAAATTGATAGGATATACCCAAGTTCATGATATGCCAGAAATTGGTGATGTTCAAGACCTTATTGCCTTTTGTGCAAGAGTATCAAATCCTACAAACCAGATTAATAGTGCGACCAGTGAAAAGCTTATTAAATATCTAATTAAGCATAAACATTGGTCGCCACTTGAAATGGCGTCAGCTACTATGGAAATCGAAACAACTCGTGATATTGCTCGCCAATTATTACGTCACCGTTCATTCTCATTCCAAGAATTCAGTCAACGATATGCTAATCCAAATGATATGGACGAAACTTTTGTATTGTCTGAAGCTCGTCTTCAGGATACTAAAAATCGTCAAAATAGTATTGAAACTGAAGATGATAGCCTGCAAAATGAATGGTGGAATAAGCAAATGGCCGTCATAGAAACATCTAAGATGGCTTATGATTGGGCAATCGATAATGGCATTGCAAAAGAACAGGCTCGTAAAGTTTTGCCTGAAGGTTTGACTTTATCTCGCTTGTACGCTAACGGAACTCTTAGATCATGGATTCATTATATTGAATTGAGAAGTGATAATGGTACTCAAAAAGAGCATATGGAACTTGCTCGAGAGTGTGGTAAAGCTATTAGTAAAATCTTTCCTCTCGCAGAGGATCTAATTCAGGGAGAATAAAAATGGGTAAAAAACTTTCGACTTATTATTCTGATAATGGAAATGACTATTGCGAAATACATTTTAGCTATAAAGAAGAACATGCCTACATTAAATATTTTACAGATAATGGAATTAAATATTTTGAAGAAAGTTTTCCAAATAATTCTCTTCGCTACGTAGAAGATGCTGCAGAAAATTGGGCCCTTGGACATAAAGATATATCTGGAATACCTAATCAACAGTACACCCTTAAATTTAAAGAGGTATCCTAATGGGATTAGAATCATATTATGACGAATTACATATGAAAAATTCTGAAAATGTTCGAATACAAATGTTGCAAGAAGAAATTTACTACTATGAATCCCTTCTTGAACCACACGATTGCGGACATATTCATACTACTATTAGTTTTCTAAAACAGAGGATTGAAAATCTTAATGGTAAAAAAGAATGGCCTTTTGTAAAATAAAGGTTTACATTTTAAATAAAGTGTAATATAATACGTATATAACAATAAATCAGGAAACTAAATGAAACTTAAACATATAGCAATAATGTTAGGCAACGCCGCCGTTTGTGGTCTTGTCGGTTATGCTGCTTATGAAGGTACAAAAGTAGCTACTGAAAAAAAAGAGGAAGTGCAATTACTTGCAGAAGAAATGGCTAGCGAATTAGCAATTGAGCAGGAAGCTATTCGAACAGCACAAGCAGAAGAAGTTAAGCAGATACAATGCTTAGCTACAAACATATATTATGAAACCATGGCGTCGTCTTTAATAGATGCCATGGCTGTTACCGATGTTGTATTAAATAGAGTTAAACATGAAAAATACCCTGGCACTCCGTGTGAAGTAGTACATCAATCGTATTTAAATGATAAGGGTGAACCACTATTAAATAAATGTCAATTTAGTTGGTATTGTGATGGTAAGGCTGATGAGCCACAAAATGCTGAAGCATGGGAACGTTCAGTAAGTCATGCTGTTACAATGTTCACTACTAGTAAATGGCGTGGAATAACTGAAGGTTCTACTCATTATCATGCAACATATGTAAGTCCTAGCTGGGCAAAATCTTTTACTAAGATAGCTCATATGGGAGCTCATATTTTTTATAGAATGGAAGATGGACAATCATGAGTGAAGAACATCAATATTGTACTACAAAGGGTTTAGGATGGGCATTTCTTGTACTTGTCTTTATGATATTAGGATTACCTGTCATTATGCTAATGCTAACAGTAGGTCTTGAAGATTATGGTATGTATTGTAACATGAATTTACTGCCTTGCTTTGGATTAAGCGAATGATACTATGAAAACTGAAATGAT